CCCCGACTAATGGATTTGGAATCCATTGTGCTACCAATTACACCAATGACGCATTTGCCTTTTTTCTCGGAAAGGCTAACCTATCTCCCTACGATGAGAACCTCAGGCCATTGCTAGGCAGGCTACGTTCCACTCGTCAGTGGCATATTTCTTTTAGTTTTTGTTGCGAGGTACTATAACTCTCAATTAAAAGGCAGATCATCATCCTCTTCGACAACATTGTTTTTAGGCGCTGTTACCGGAGTTGTAGGCTGATGAAAATCATTATCCGCTTTTGCTTTTACGAAAGTCTTGAAGATTGTACAAGAAATCTCCTTAATCTCTTTCTTCTCACCATCCTTGGTTGTCCAGGAATTAGTGTTGATGCTTCCTTCAACATAGATTTTATCACCTTTTTGAATTGAAGCTGCTCTATCAGCAAGGGCAGGGATAGCAAAGATGCAGCGATGCCACTCTGTTTTTTCTTCCCACTTATCACCCTTTTTGTAACCGTCAGACGTTGCCAATGACACCTGTACTAACTTCTTACCATTCTCGAAGCTTTTCACTTCTACTTTACCGATATTGCCTAATAGGCAAACTTTATTTAAACTGCTCATTATATTACTTTTTTAAAATAATCATTATAAATATCTCTAGCCTCTTCAGGAGTACTATACGTGCCAAGGTGAATCAATTTATTATTTACTCTAATCATTGATCTGAATTTACCTCTTCTTTCGTGGACTCCGGTAAATCCATTAGGCCTCATACCTTTAGAAATATTGATACGATTATGTATTACTCTTAAATTCAATAAATTATTATTTAACTTATCTCCATCAATGTGATCTATCACCATGTTGTTTCCATTTGGATTATGATTTAAAAACGACATAGCAATTAATTGATGGGTTCTAATGTTTTTGGGTTTGCCATCTTTTCTTAATACAACAAATTTATACCCATTAGATGAAATACTTTCTTTCATAATGATTTCTTTCACAATTCTATAGTAAGGCCATCCTTTGTAGTCAATTCTTCTAGATAAGCTTTTAACTCTTCCCAAACTACTTACCTGATACAATCCCTCATATCCAGGTACATCTTTCCATACTTCTTTTACTTCATAACTTTCCATCTTTACTTAATAAATCATTAATAAACTCTTTGACTTCTTTTTGGGAGTGTAGCCAAATCACATCAGCAGTAGAGTCTTCTCTCACGTAGAACTTTAGCATCTTGTATTTCAGTTTAGATGTCTCGGTAGCAAACCCTTTTGTGTCTATGTAAATCTTTTGTCCATCGTGATGGAGTACAAAATCTACAATCATAGTAATAGGTCGTATTGCTTTACCTCTGAATCTAAATCCTTCCTGCAAGAGTATTGTTCTTTGGAAGTCGAACTCTAGCCCCAAACTCTTAAATTGTTGGTAACAGAATAATTCCAGCTTGGAATCAAACTTGACACCATCTAATTCAATTTTTTTATTCCCGTACTTAGATGTTTTGGATCGGGAAATCTTCATCGTATATATTTACAACGACTTCACCGTAGATAGACTGAGGATACTTAATCTCAATCTTCTTCTTAAGATTGTTCTCAGTCTTGTTTAGAAGCCAATAAAGGAATTTATCCCAAAGGTTGAGGTGCTTCTTAAGCTTATCCTCTATCCTTTTGTTCAATAAATCCTTTTCCTCTTTAGCGATTGCTTCCATAATCTCAGCTGCATCCTTCATTGCATCGCTCTTCTTATAGATATTAAAGTCACGCTCAAGGATAGGGCGAAGCTTAGGCTCTGAATATGTTTCAGGCTTTAGAATCTTACCATCCTTGCGGAAGATTGGCTTACCATCAGTTCCCATCTTACTCATGTTAGACTTATGAACCTCATCAAATAGCATCACCAATCGGTCAGCTAGTCCGTACTCGTGAGCGGTTCCGTAGGTAATGTAAAGAATATCACAAATAGCATCTGCGACATCTAGAATGTTGTTTGCTTCACGTAGTTCCTTTACCTCTTCTTCGAGTAGAGACTGGCGAAGTCTTGCCCTGCGCTTAGAAAGCATCTTGGGTTGATCAGGCATACTCACTTTAAAAGCTTTCTGAAAATCAAGTACTTGCAAAATTTGACGTTCCATATTTATATTTTTATCAAAGTTAATTAAATTTTTGTTTTAGTGCAAGTTGTAGTCAAAATGGTAGCATATGTTCGATAAAAACTTGATAGTATCGTATGATTCTATGCTAAATATGACATCATCAAAGCTACCACGATGTATATACTCATCGTATATCTTAGTAAACAATTTTGTTGACTGCTTACTTGTGGCGATACTACCGTCATGCATTAGTAGTGGTAAGTTCTTAAGCTTAAATACTCGTGTATCGTATTCCTTTTTCTTACCTCTTCTAGGTATCCTAGCCTTAACTGTGAGGTCAACGCAATAAATCTTTGGTTGAGCCTTCTCTTCAAAAATATCAAACATATCAGAATATATCAAAATCATTATTAGGTTTTAATGCAATCTGCACATAGTCATCTTCATCGTCTCTATCGTATGGATTCTTCCAAGCAGGAATGTTGGAGTCAAACGTAAGCTGTATGTCTTCCAACTCACCATCCCTATGCTTGGCAATGATTGCGTATCCATCGTCAGCCATAGGATTGTTTTCTCTTTCTTCTGGAGCCATGTAATAACCATTGCGATACAAGAACATCACGATGTCAGCATCCTGTTCTATATCTCCTGACTCCCTAAGGTCAGACAGCATAGGCTTCTTATCAGTTCGATGCTCTACGGCACGAGACAACTGAGCCAAAGCAACAACAGGTATCTTCAATTCGTTAGCCATATCCTTCAGCTTCCTTGACACATCACCAACCTCATTGGTCCTGTTCTGAGCACCTGGACTCTGAACCTTCTGAATGTAATCTATGACCACATAATCTAAGCCCTGAGAGTACTTCAGCTTGTATACAAGCGAAAGTATGTCCGTGATGGTAAAAGAGCCTGCAACGATCTTTAAATTGGAATTAATGATACGTCTCTTGGACTTCTCGTAACGCATAATCTCACGTGTTTCAAGCTTACCACGTTTGATGTGATATCCGGGGATACCACTATCAACAGAGATGATTCTCTTCATAACCTGAACCTCGTCCATCTCGCAGGAAATGAATAGACCTTTGTAGTTGTTGCGTATGGATGCGTGCTTCATCATACCGAGTGCGTACTGAGTTTTACCCATAGCCGGACGTGCAGCAATGATGATAAAGTTTGTAGGCTGCATACCTGAGGTGAGCACATCGAATCGTTTGTATCCTGTCTCTATACCGCTCACACCATCCTTAGTGGATGCATCAAGCATTTTCTTATCAAGTTCTTTAAGTAGAAACTCATTATCCATATCCTTACGTCTAAGCAATGATTTAAACTTATTGTCAGAGATGTGTGACTGAAGTACGTTAATGACTTCCTGAGGATCATATTCATCCTTGTTAGCCATTAGTTCTAGCTTCTTAGCAAGGTCTATGTGCTCGTGTCTTACGTTCTCGCCTATCAGAAAGTATATTGAACTTTCTAATTCATTTATACCTGTTGGCTTGTAGGATGTAATCGCTGAAATTTCTAGAACTGATTCACGCTTATGCATGGTGTTCTTTTTCATTATAGACTGACTCAATGACACTGCATTGATAGGTTCTTGCGATAAGTATAATTCGTATGCAGCTTCAAAAATGACTTTGTTAATCGTAGTAAGGAACATATCACATGACACTTTTGACATGATGTCATGGATTGTAGAGGGGTTCATAAGCATAGAGTATAGAACTACTTGCTCTGAGCGTAGCTGCATATCATTCATATTACCCCCTTACATTAAACTTTGGCATAACAAATCCTTCTTTCTTTTTATCTTCCTTAGATACGTTTGTCCACTTGTCAATCTGCTCCAGTCTAGAGAAATACTCTACGGTGCAGTACTTATGATTATTCTCTGAGTGGAACTCGTCATCCTTAGCGTTCTCCATTGCAACTTTGATGTCATCTAAGCTGAAATGCTTAAGTATTTCCTTGTACTTGTTGACAACCTTTTTGGTCATCACACGTGAACGCTTTTGGAAAACTTCGTTAAAGATATTTAATATTTTCAGAACATCATCGCCTGATGCAACGGATGTCATTGAATCAATATCTTTCTTGGCAGCATTGAGTATTGCCGTCTTTTCTTCTGAGAACGGCCCGAATATCCTATCGAGCTCATTCTCTAAATGTTTTAGTATCATGGTAGTTAATCTAAAAAGTCCTTAATGCATTCAGTGTTTATCTCATAATCTCTAGATTTTTTACGGTGTTTTTCGTAGTGGTTAATTGTAGCATGATCACATCCTATAAGCTTAGAGAGAGAAGTCATAGTGCTGTATGCGTTCAGATACTTATTGTTTTTCTTCCACCATAGTACAACAAAATGCTTTCTATCTATAAGTTCTTGCTTCCTGCTTTTATTTCTGATGTCATATGAACTAACCACCATTTCGAGTAGCCTATCATGTACGCTAGTACCATCTATGTGTCCATTGTTTACTAACCAATCTTCCCAACTCATTTGTCGTATGTCATTATTGTTTCGCCTAGACTATCAAAAAACTTAATAATTTCTTCTACGCCTTTATCATCTACATCTTTCATGTTGATAATGTCACCGTATTGTTTCTCCATGTGTTCGATAACAACTTTAGTATGTAGATCAATAAACACCGGATAGAATGTTCCTTTGTGCTCATCCATCTTATTGATGTCATTTATTGCACTCTTCAACTTAGCATAGAATAGAATTAACGAGGTCTTATTTTCGCCTGCGCTGATTCCAGTAGAACCATCCTCAATAGAGTTGTATATCTCTTGCAACAAGGTATGGTCCTCTTCAAGTAGAGACTTCATCAATTCCTTTGTATGCATTTCCATTAGCACTGCCCACTTAGCTGCGTACTGCTTGAATCTGAACTTATAGTACTTCTTGCGGTATACAATCTCATCAAGGTCATTCAATGCAGATGATACTTTCATTACTGCTCTCAGCAAGTGAACGGTGTCTAGTTTTATTTGTTGTTCTTCAGCCATGTTATTCAATGTCTAGTTCTAATTGATTACTTAATATCAAAATGAGAGCCTTTATCTTTTCTTTCCTGGTCTCTCTCTTAGCCTGTAAATTCTTTATGTCTTTGTTGATTTGATTGATGTCATCATTCAATTCTTTGATTTGTATCAAGACATTTTCTTTAACTCCTTTGCTTACTTCCATAGTTCAAATATAGCGTGAATAACTAACGCAATGCTGATTACGGTAATGAGTATCATTGTACCTAATGCAGCGTAGTATTCTCGTTCTTTGTTTCGTTTTTTCATAGTGTAAAAATTAAATAGCCAATAGTAATTCCAGCTAAAAGATGTAAGAGTCGGTAGTAGTCTTCTTGGTTCATTGTTCTTGTTGTTTAAAGGTTTCGTTGTAGTATTGCTCTGCATCTTCATCAGAACACGGATTCAAATCTGCTTTGTAAGCCATTATAATCTGCTCCTTCTCCATTTTCTTCGCCTTATTAAACTCATTTATAAAAAGACTCATATGATGCTCACCTAAACTAATAGTAAGCATTTCTTCCAACCATTCTACTGCTGTTTTCATTACTTAGGTATTGTGATTTGTATTGTCTCTGATCCACTCTTCTTAATCACAGCAGGCTCAACTACTACGCCATCGTTATCAATCAACTGGGCAACTGACATAGCCTGAATCATCTGCTTCTCGATTTCTTTCTGACGTTCTTTAAGCTGTGTGATTTGGTCATTTATCTCAGACCATTCATCGTTATGGGAGTAGTCATAGGTAGTAGGAGTATTCTTAACAACAACAGAGCAACCTAATACTTTTTGATCTTTATCAAACTTATACGCATCCTTGATAGCATAGTGCTTTAGTCCGTTCATGATTTGATCAGCAATTTCTGCGACACCCTTAGCTTTAACGTAAGCTTCAATTGGGTCTTCGTAGCCTCCATCAATAGAGGTCTTTACGATTTCGTTAGCTATATTAGAAAGGTTAGCCTTAGACAAATTATCCAAGGCTATAACCATTCCTGTGCTATCTTCTTTAAAGATATCAATCATTACATAATAGATTTGTAGTGAGCATTACATAGTTCTTTGAACATATCCACGTGATCTTGTGGCGCATCAGGGAACTTAGCTACCGTATCCTTGGCCCATTGAATGAACTGCTTAGGATCAGTAATTGATTTAACCTTATCAAAGTAATCAGAGATGTTTTCCTCTTCAACTTCTTCTTCAGTCAAGCCCTCATCAAGTATCTCATCTACTTTATCCTGGATAGCTTTCTTAATTGTCTCATTCTTCATGCGTTTATCAGGATTCTTACCATATAGCTGATTGTACTCAGAAATTAATGCATCACGCTCAGTATCATTTTCTTCATCAGCTTGTGGCTTGAGTATACCCTTCACGTTAGCTTCATCGTCAACTTGTACCGGAGTAGGCTGTGGATCAGGTTGTACTTCTACAGGTGCAGCAGCAGCCTTGAACTTAGGTTCTTCTTGCTTAGGTTTCATCTCACCCCACTTAAATCTTACCTTACCATTCTCATCCTTAGCAGCAAGGAATGATACACGACCATCAGTGAACTCAGAGTACCATGTCCAATCACGGATCTTAAGGTTATACGTTTGCTTGGGTTTACCACCATCCTTTGACCACTCATTGTCATTAAGCTTGACAGAGATTAAAGGATAGTCATACAACTCACGTCCAATACCCCAATTGAAACAAGCACGCTTGAATGAGTCAGAAGATTCGCCCTTGGCTGCTTCAGTCATTGACTCAGTACCTACGTCAGATTTCCAAGTCCATTCACCACACGCATCGTTCCATAGGCCTACGTGGCAGAACAACTTGCCGTTAATAAACTCATGCTTGCGTTGCCATCCTAATGGTCCAACAGCAGCATCTAATCGTGCCATATCAACACGTGCATCTTTGTATGCTAAGATTGTAGCATAGCCACCGTTATTAATTGACTGTACTCTAAAGTCGATGTCACTAATATCTAGTGGTCTTGTTAGTTCTTGTAAGTTCATTTGTTTAATAGTATTAAGATTAATATTCCGATTGAATATCCAAGTATTTCATAGAATCTTTTACTAAGCATCACCCTTTGTTTTTTGATTACTGAATTCATCTTTGTACTCTTGAGATTCGTATATAGATGATGCCATCTTCATTAATTGATACAGCCCAGGTTCTTCACCCATAGCGTACAAGAATGCAGCTAATACATCACTGTGTTTTCCTTGCAACTCCATTTGAAAGTTGTTGTCTGATACATCCATACGGAACGATACTAATTTTTCTTTGCTCATAATTACCAATTAAAATCTTCTTCTAATTCTTTTCTTACATTAATCATTACATCTTCCTGTACAGTAGAGTATCTCATTAGGATGTTTCTTAAATCTTCATCAAGCATATCCGCAATTACAATGAAGGCATAAGAATCACGAGGAGTTCTACCGGACATTAAGTTGTAAACATTCTGATACGTTTCCCAATTGCCAGGAACACTACGTTCAATTAGGGCATCTTTGAGGTGCACAGCACTGTATCGCTTCGATTTCATTAGGTCTCGAATACCTTTCTTTTTGTTCATAAGTGATTTGATTTGCTACAAATATAACAACTTAAGTTTTATTTACCAAAAAATTTATTTAAATTAAGGTAAATCATACCCTGTTCTATCTAAGATTAATTTCATTAGATATGCGCAGCTGTCCATCTGTTCCTCTAGCAAGTGCATAAGGAAATCATCGTAGTTGTTTTCAGCTAGTGTTGTACCGTACTTACTGATGCCTGCTTGACTACGCTCATCAAACTTTTTCTTAAGTACTTCAATTACAGGATCGGTAATGGTTTCTACATTTACAGGTTTCTCAGGTGCATTCATTCTATCAAGGTATCCGTGACTAACATTAGTGTACAACTTTTCTACACCATCGTTAAACTTTTTTTTCATTGCTTCTTCCCAAGCTTTATTCCAATTATCCATCTTTTTGTTTTTTATAGTCAATAATAAATCCTACTGCTACTATGATGTTCATACCCATTGACATAATTACCTCGTGTATGTCTTGATAGACTGTAGTCATAAGGTGTATATGTCCGATAGACCAGAATGGAATAGCCAAGTTCTGACTGATCCAGGATATGGTGTACTTAATAAAGTTCATCTTCAAACAATTCATCTTTGTATTTAGCAATTGTCTCTTCTAATCTAATGAACAACATCGCTGTAGCATCGAGATATTCTTGAGGTACTTCTAAGCCTTGTCTATGAAATGCTTCAATGATTTGATGACCACATTCAGTTGCGCATCTATACACAGTCATAGGATGTAGGTTCTGCTTTACAAACATAAATGATAAGTTGAACACTATTTGTTCAGCACTTAATCTTTCTAATTTAGTTTCCATTTGTTTTAGTTTTAATGATGTGTTCTGACCATTGCCTTGCCATTGCCTCAGCTATACCCGGAAATGTCTTTGACCGCATCTTTGACCTTTCATCAGATGGCAGGTGCCAGCATTCAGCATACCAAGAAGGCATTGATTTACCACTTTCGAAGAACTTACGAGGGGCAGGCTCTACAACACTCGTTGGTGTTAGTTCAGGCAATCCTTTTAACCATAAACACGTTTTCTTTTCGAATGGATCTCCGAATTGAAATGGGTTAATTATCTGATTAGGTTTACGCCATTCAGTACTCATTATACCAACAGGGTTTTCTATAGCGATATAATCAGCATTGGCATTAGCAAATAACATAAAGAAGTTGATAGCATCTTTTCTATCTTCAATTCTTTTCAGTGCTTTATCGCCATACTTTTCTACATTGAACCATCTGTTTCCAGTTACAGTCAAATAGGTGCAAGGTGGGAATGCTATGATTAAATCCCATTGTTGTTCTAATAACTTTGTTACATCTTGTTGCAGATGCCATTCAGGGTGACCACCTGATTCAGGAAGTATATCACAACTATATGCTTCGTGACCTAACTTTCTAAATTCTTTTGTTACTGCCTGACTTTCTTCGCAGGCTAATAAGATTCTTAATTTCATACTCTTTTATTTATAGCTTCGCTTTTATACTGCATATACCACACAGCACTTAAATCTCTTAATTGAATAGAGATACTCCCACCAATGACACTTCCCTCTGCGACCTTAGCTATTTATTATAGGCTTCTTGGTTCACTTGTTCTTTTACCTTTCAGTATGCAGTACTCGTTGTCAAGCGTTCAGACAGAGCGAGATTTTATTTATCGAACAAGCGTTCATTGTGAGACATTGTTTTTGGTAAAGATGTTCAATGGTATACAACACCCGTATGTAATAGGGCATAAAAAAACCCTAGCCGTCTCGTACTCAGCTAGGGTCAGTATATATCTACCATGATATAATTCTAATCTTAGATATCGAAGTACGAGTTCGACACCACAAATGTATTAAACATTTTGAAATAAAAAAATTTGACAGTGATAATTTTTTAATTAAGCCATGCATAAACCTGATCACTAGCCTTCTTATTTGAGTTCTTAAGCTCAGGCATAATGATTTCGTATTTGATACTTATACCGGATCCTCCTGAATTCATAACGTACATTCCATCTTTCATTACTAATACTGTAGATGGGCTGTATATAATATCTATGGGCAGCTGTGGTAGTTCTGATTCTCCGATTAAGTATAGATACACATCATTCCAAAAGTCATAGCCTTCCCTGGACTGTTCCCAATCAAATAGCGTCATGAGTTCTACTGATGCAAGCGTACCTTCTTCTTGGTATGCTACATTGAAATCATCCATGTTGCTAACGATTAAGTCAACATATTTCTCAGGTAGTCTTTGGAGTAGTATGTCTATGATTTTCATACTCTAATTTACAATATAATTCCATATAGTATAATTTCGATTGCTCTAAATCTATCCTCTATGTAGTCTCCAATTGCGTACTCTGAATATCTTCTGAGTACCTCATTGATTATGCCTTGATCTATCTCTATTTGTAGATACTCGGCTACTTGTATTACATCTTCTGAAGTGACCATAACGTTTCTTGTTTAGCAATGTATATTATTTCATCGTATTGATGCTCAGAAGCAAACTTCGTTATTGCATCTATCTCATTTATTGCAGAGATATTTATACCTGTTGGTAACTTGTCTTTACGTGTGTAGAATATGTGGTATGTACTCATGTTGTATAGATTAATGTTTCTTTATATCCGTTTCTTTCTCGCACAAAGAATAGTGCTGCGCCACCATCATTGCATTCGTCATCTGTTACTGGAATCATAAAGTCTCCACCCTCAAATACAATTACTAATGGTTTCTTGTAGAAGCCAAAGTCATTAGCTTCTTGATCAGTCATGTATCTTACACCTGATATCTTTTTACCTACTAGGTATTCGAATTCTTTGTTGTGATTCATTGTTGTTGTCTTAGGTTAATTAAATCATTTAGTTTATGCGATAGGCTAAATGCTATTTCACATATAGTGTACACTAACTCTTCATCGTCTTCGAATGATAGCTCTACAATAGTTGCTGTGTCTCCTTTCTTAATTGGTGCGAATTCACATTCAATAATTGTTTTTAATAGATACTTACGTGTATCATCGTCAAATACTCTTTTCATTTTGTTTTAATTAAGTGTTCGTAATAACCTTTTTCATAATCATTAGCGCAGTCAGTTCTGTCGCTAGTTTTTGGTATCTCTACAATACTGTAGATTCTTTCTATTTCTTTTTCATACAGCGTTGCAGCTAATAGCATACCTATTGCAGTTCCAGCGAATAGGTATAGAAGGTTCTCAAATCTCCTCATATTCATCTTCATCATCAAAGGTTGTGTAATAGAAGTACTCCTCTGCATAGAAGTAATCAAGCAGGTCTCGATCATCATCTAGGTGTACCTCATTACCATCAGCATCAATCCATTCAAGTGTGCGTAGATGCGCAATTAAATGTTTCTCTTCACTAAAGTGTAGCAGTGTATCAAAGTGGTCAACGACATACCCTGAGGTCATGCGCTCACCTGTTGCATCACATATTCTCACAAGTAATCTTCTTTAAGTTCTAACTCCATTTGATGTCCTTCATCAAAGATTGCATCCTGTATGCGTTCACATATCCAATCACTGTTTAACGCATTGTCTAATATCTCATCTGCTTCTTCATCGGTGCAGTGAAATTTCTCAGTGACATCATCTCGATGCCACATATTACCTACGTAGTAACCATCTCTACGTAATACCTCAATTGCTTCTTGTACTGTCATAACTTTTCAATTACTCTAATTAACATTTCAGTTTCTTGTGAGTACTCAATACTCTCAGTTAACTTATCGAAGCCCATGTCCTTACATAGGCGCTCTAATGCCGGCACACAATCTTTGTATGTGTACTCATCCATAAACACAGCGACTAACTCAGCGTAGCCACCTCTCTCAAAAAATACTCTTACCATTGGTTTAAATTTCTAGTTCTACTCTTATTGTTAGCCCATGCCTCGTTGCACTGTGCTCTTGTTAACTCATCTTGAATGTCATGTATACCTCCAATGCCATGGTATGTACCGTATCTATAACCATATGTGCTAACTCTTACGATTGGGTCTTCCTTTAGGTATTCAAGAGCTTCCTTAGTTCGTTCTCCAAAGACTCTGTAAACGTCCATTGTTTTGAGTTGACCGTATCCATCAGCCCACGCATTAGCTACATAGTTTACTAATGATTCTTTGATGTGTTCTTTGATTGGTTTATCCATTGTTATTTGTATTGGTTAATACTTGATTCCATTCATCATCAGTAAGATGTTTCTTGAACGCATCTTCTACATATTCAAGGTCATACGTCTCATCATTGATGTCTTCTATCAGTCTTTCAATGGCGTAATCTTTGTCACACAATAGATCATACTCAAAGCAGGTCATCTCGTTGTCATCTAATACACCATCGTGTGCACTGTAATCTCCAGCGAAGTCCATACCGCATTCATAGTAATCACCATGCGCTTCTACATCAAACACCTTGGTAATCTCAGCAATCAATTGCAATGGTGGTGACCAAGCGCTGTCACCTGATACAATTAAGCCATCATGCTCTAATCGTAATTCAAAGTCCCACCACTTTGTGCCATATGCATATGTATCGAATTCACCATCTATTATTGATGATAATGGCTTACCCAATACCATCTCAGCAAAGTGAGTGAAGTAATCGCACTCATTGTATCGCTTAAAACGTATGTGTAATCTTTCAATGTCTTCTTTTTTACCCGTAAATGTTACGTGGTTTGAACAATAATTAGCCATGGTAGATAATTTATACACCTAATGCGGTGTGGTTAATAACAAATCCCGTTGTATCTTTCTTTGCTTTACCCTTTGCAACGAGGCCTACAACAACTCCTCGCTCATCGGTGTACCTGAGGTCATCTTCGTCTCCACTTACCACATGAAATCCATTCCATGTATCGGGTAACGTATCGAATACTACAGCTACATTTCCTCCTAATCTAAGATACTCAATACATTCTAAATCATTGGTCTCTGACCTTGAAAATGTCAAGTGATAATCAGTGCCAAGGTATTGTATTGCACGCTTGAGATTCTTGGTGTAATCATAGAACTTAATGTTAGTCAACGTGTTGAGCGCATCTACATTAAGCTTTACTTTAAGTAATCCAAGGAAGTCGATGTCGGAAGTACCATTTAAACGCACTGCAACTTCTGCATTATTTTTGTTGACAGTGGTAAGTTCTCCCCAAAGCTGAGAGAGGAACGCTGACGTATCCGATAGGAAGTAATCAGTCTTGCGTATCCTAGCTGATTGTACATTAGAGAATGCGCCACGACCTGCCGAGTTAAGGCAAGCCGTAGCACATCCTACTGATGCGTGACCACATACATTCTTACCATAGCTATTCTGCTTGTATGGTGAGAGATGCATGATGTAACTTTTAATGGGGTTCTTAGCAGTCTTGGTGTTGCTGCTCCCCGGACTCAGTAGCTTCATCTTCTTCATTATTTTTTAATTCATCTAGCTCTCTGATAAGTTCATCTAAGAAGTTGTTAGCCATTCTATGTGATGAATCTAATTGATCGGCTACGATATCTTGTAGGTCGAATGTGACGTCAATGTCAATACCACCACCATATACATTCTTTTGATATGATGTGTCAAGGCTATCGAATACATTCCTGTCAATAAACCTGTCGAGTAACTGCACAATGGTTTCTTTTACTACGTCAGACAACTCATACTTACCTACTGGTTTGTTCTGCTCTTCCTTTGCGGAATTGATAGCATCTGATAAATCAATCTTGAGTGTTACTAAGTCGAATTGTAACTTCTCTAATCTCTCTGATAATTGTTCTAAATTGTTCATGGTATATATATTTATTGGTTTATAATTCAGCTGTGAACTCACAGTATCCTTTTTCTTTAATACAATCTCTAATCTTTTTACCTAACCTAAGGTCAGCGTACTCACTTACTTCACCATCACTAATGCCTGCATTTGTAAGCATTTCTTCATTGTAACCTAAATTATCGGTGAAGAACTTGTCAATAACTGCAAGCTTGTCGCCAAGTTTATCCTCAATTCTTTTTATCTCATCCTCAACATGATGCAACTCATAATCACTGAAGTAGTACTCAAGATAGTTTGGCTCATGACCTGTTACACCGAAGCGGTCGGCCGCATGGCTTGGTTGTACTGCGAACCAAAACTTTCCGTTGATGTCGCCTGAATAATATCGTCCCATAGTTTATTTAATTAAATTGCTAATCCTTTTACATCTATCAATTGTCCGTCCCATAGCTCACCATTGAGATACCATTGCCAATTCTTTTGGTTTATGTGTACTCCAGGAATTGCGTTGAGACGTTCTTTTGTGGTCTTGGTGAACCATCCTGTTGTCGAGATGGATAAAGTGCGCTCAGGGTCATTATATCGGTACGCAATGCGATTACCGTATAGCTTCATGATGGTTACATTTGGCAATACTTCGATTGTCATGTTGTCTTTCTTGAATGGTCGAGCGTTCATGAATGCATCGACTGCTTGTGCTGTTATCTTTTTCATGGTAGATTGTATTTAGTATTTAAGTTTGCCATCTTCATAGAACATTCTGATTCTTGCTTTGATGTCTTCAGCTGTGCCGACCCATCCTTTGATTGATACCATTGGTATCTTTCCATCAATCATCATTTGTTCTTCATTCTTAATCATCTCTTCTTTGTTTGCGATGACATGGTCGCAGAATGATTCAAGTCCTTGCATAATGAAAGATTGGCATAGCGCACCGTATGGGCTATAGTTCATCAAGTTTTTCATTAAGTCTTCGTTAGTTAATTGCTTTTTCATTTTGTTTTGTGTTTAGTTATTAAATATATCCTTCATCTGCCATTGATAGATAACCTGTATCCGATAGAATGATGTGGTCCAGGACTCGTATGTCTAGTATGTCTCCTCCGCTTCTTAGCTTGCGAGTTATCTCAATGTCCTGCTCACTTGGTTTTAGGTTACCACTCGGGTGGTTGTGCGCTAAGATTATGCTATGACCTACTGCATTTAGTGCAATAGTGAACACAACTTTTGCATCTACAATTACTCCTGCCGTGCCTCCGCTTGATATTTTATCTACTGAGACAACCTCATTAGCACGATTAAGTGTAATCATGGCGCACTCTTCTGTCCATTGGATTGTATCTGCATCGAATATAGTTCGGAAGAATTTTGCAGCATCTGCACTTGTCTTCATTTGATAGGTGATGCCGTCACCTTTCTTGGTTTTTACTGTGATTTTTGTTTGTGGTAGTTTCATTTGATTAGTTTTAATGTATACTTGTCTCTTATTCCCTGCCAAGACAATAGACTCTTGGCTATCTTTACTGCTTCTGCTCTATCGTTTGCGGATATTATTGTGCTATCCACTTCACCCCCATCATGTGTGAGTACAGTTAATTTCCAGTGCTTCATTGTCTTGGTTTTTGTTGTGCTTTCTTAATTGACTTTGATACATAGTATCCCTTGGTGTGACATTGTTTTGCTGTGCCACATGATGCCGCAACTATTGCGATAATCATAATTGTAATTAGTTTTCTCACTTTGTTTTATTTTAAAAAGTTTGCGTTGACAGTGATGGGAAAAGAAATAGGCGCACCAATTACGATACGCCTTTCTTCTCTATCTACCACAACAGAATGTTATTTCTTCGATAGTAATTTAAGTGTCAATAATATGTTGAGTACTACTGACAGGTATATAATTTCTCCTGCACTCATGGTCTCTCAATTAAATAGTGAATAGTATAATCTTCTTGATCTTCGTATAGTACCTCCTGAATGTTGGTGTATTTACGCACCAATTCCTTCAGCTTGACGTACCTATCTATGCTTATCCATTGTCCTTTGACCTCTCCCGGATTGCATAGGAACACATTTGTTTTGTTGCTTGGGCGCAGTATCTCCGCACTCCAAACCTTGTTAATTTGTACTCTCATTTGTTATCTGTTTTTGTGGTTTAAACGGTAATATTTCTTGAGTTCATCTAATTCATCGGCACTCTTATTTAAATTAATTTCAAGGTACTCGTAGAATTCATTTGTATCTCTCAAAGATTCATACAATTCTTTACTTTGTTTGTGTTGACCATTTATTTTACTCTCGTATATGTAGCAAAATAATTCTTCCCATGTTTGGAATTCAAGGTCTTGAGGTTCTAAAAACTTTTTCATTATGGTAGATTTTTGTGGTTTACTTTGTGCTTTTTATCCAAAGTTCTTTTGATAATAGACCTTTTTGTATTGATAATTCTGCGGCTTCCTTCAGTATGCCTTTGCCTGAGAAGTCAAGACCGCTTATGTATTCGCCCCATTTGCCAAACCTTGCAATTACAGTTGGTCTCCTGCCTTGAGCGCAAAAGTACAGGTCGTAGTCAGTTCCATCCCTTGTTACTGAATCTAAATGAGTGCAGTTGTCGCAGTCGTGTTCGTGAAATACTTTTTTCATTGGTAGATAAATTAATTGGTTAAGACTCATAAAAAAAAGGGGATGCACCAATATAGTACACCCCCTGGAGTTTCGTCCATTTAGGACTCATCAGTTAACCTTAGATTGCGGCAGTCTTTTTGTTTTGTGCCTCAACTTTTGTTTTCGTTACGGCTAATTTGTTGAACTTTGCAAGTACGTTGATGCCGTCCCATGTAGAATATAAAGCTTTTGGCTTCTTTGTAATTTCAGCTAGAAACTCGATGTAAGACGGCATTTTACTTTTGCCTAGCACTAGCTTGACATTATCGGCAATTTCTCCCTGTGCCTTGTTCAATCGGTTATAAACTGCGCTTGGGCTTTTGTCCTCGAGCATAATCAAGGTATTGACTAAGCTTTTGAGTTCGGCTAAGTTAAGCCCCTCAGCTTGTTGCTTAGTTTTTAGCGCATCTAAGCGCATCATTTTTTTGTCAAAAGTTGACAATTTTGTAGCCTCTACAATTTTAGTAGTTGTTACTTTTTTCGCTGTTTTGTTTTGTGTTGCTTTCATTTGTTTTGTTTTTTATTGGTTATTAATTAAAGATTAGCGGTTCAGTAGGACTCGAACCTACAAAACAATTAGTTATTTCAAATTGTCTTAATGCCTTTTTGAACCTTTGCCCTGCTCCATTAATGCAGATATCTATTTATTTATCCTTTGCCCTTTTTTAATTCGGAAAAAGATTAGAGGATTTTGCTTGTTGCCCCTACAATTGCACATTGTTGCTACCTATTTGCTAATTAGGTTGTGCCTTTGTCGTTTGGTCTATATAATTGCAAATGCCTTGAAAGGATTAAGCAGCTGCCTTGTTACTGCCGTTCGGTTATGCTTTATGTTGCAATTGCAACTATTCTCAATTGAGAGTAAGCCCGAAGCCCTTATTAACTTGCGTTATCATGTAGCCCGTATGTCAATTGTGTTGCGTTCTCGTTTGAACAAGGCTAATCTACAAACTAAATTTGAATTAACAATAAAAAAGTTTGAAAAAATTTATCGAGAACGTCTGAAACCCTTGAAAAATAAGGGATTTTTGAATTGAGTGAAATACTGGAAATCGGTAAAATTTAGGCAAAATTGAGACAAATTAACGTGAATTAAACGCAACAAATTGTAGGTATTTTTGGCACAAATTAGGTATAAAAATAGCTATGTAGTATGTCTATATTGGACGTATATAAAGCCTAATTATAACAAAGGCGAAGCCGATGCAAAGAACGTGAAGCGAAGGTTGAATAAAAGATAGTTAACTAGCTGAGAATGAGGATGTTCAGGGCTTCGTTTTCGGTAGAGAATGGGGAGGGGTGCCGGTAAGGCGTATAAGTCCCTAAAAAACACAGATACTATTCTGAGTCAACCTAAAAAATAGAGATACTTTTCAGGACATAACCTGATATTAAAGTAAATTAGTAAGGGTATAGCCTTATAGAAGTGGGAGGGGTAGTAGTACTATCGTGGTACCCGATGTGGAGGCACATAAATGATTAGTATACAGGCTGATACTATCCCGGCAATAATCAATCAGGGGTACTGCGTACACCTAATTACTTATTTATGGGCATCAATGATATTCTGTTAGGACCATGTAGAGATAAACAGTATATAGAGTGTATTTGTAAGTTATTGATTAGTAATAAGTTAGTATGTGAAAAAGTATACACAAGTTGTTCTGACAGAAGTATATACAAAGTGCTTGTTTTCTTAAATATAATTTATATATTTGCCATATGATAAGTAAAAGTGGAGTAGACTTAAGTGTATGTGCTTATTGTAAGTGCACGCTTGATGATTACAGTCGTACCGTAGATCATTTGATTCCGAAGAGTAGAGGGGGTAAGTTGAGTAATGCAAATAAAGTACCTGCCTGTGGAGATTGTAATAAGATGAAGGGAGATATGAGTGTTACTGAATTCGGGAGGGCTCTAAATGGATTGATATTCTATGAGCATACCCGACATAAGCAGACGATATCGCATCTGAAGAAAATTAAACTTAATGTGGATTCACTTATTGTGGATCGTAATTTACAATCTAAAAAATGAACAACATAGTATTCGACTTAATCCTGCTGGAAGCCGACAGGGTAATCAATCAAAAAGTAAAGGGCCTAGATTTGTATTACAAGAATCAGAAGGGAGAGTTCGTTCCTATTGCTGAAGGGTACAATGCGCAGGCTGACGATGTCATTGCGAACTTATTGCGTAGAAAAAAGATGAGGTACATGATTACCTTCACTGAGTCGCTCACCATTATGAACCAAGTTAAGCCTTCGGCTAATCGTATGTTGCGCTTTATGACCCAGCAGATGGGGTACGGTAATACTTTGAAAAATTACAGTTTGCGTGATATTCAACAGCTAACGGATATGAATATGAAGTTTGTGATGAGTAGCATCAAAGAACTTTGTGCCAAAGATATTATTAGATTTACAACCGAAAAGAATCGCCGAACCTATATGGTCAACCCTATATACTTTTACAAAGGAACAATTAAGAAGCTCTTCTACTGTGTAAAAGAATTTGATCGTATGCCTCAACGAAATGAGGAACTAGATGAGCAGTACTCAAATAACGACTAAATGGAATTAATCAGACACTCAAAAAACATTCACGAAATTAAAGTTGAAGGAACTAAATTTAAACTCGCTATGTTTAGCGATATCCACTGGGATAATCCTAAATGCGATTGGACACTACTCAAAAGAGATTTAGATTACTGCCTTAGAGAATCTATTCCGATGATGTTTAACGGAGATACCTTCTGCCTTATGCAGGGTAAATGGGATCCAAGAGGTACCAAGTCCGACATCCGCCCTGAGCATAACAACGTTCGCTACCTAGATTCAATCATAGAAACAGCCGTAGATTTCTTCACCCCATACGCACACCTAATTACTGTTGTCGGATATGGCAACCACGAAACCGCAATACTTAAACGCCATGAGACAGATGTACTTCAGCGCTTTGTTGACCTGCTTAATTACAAAAACCATACTAACGTTCAAACCGGAGGTTACGGAGGATGGATTGTAATCAATCAGACTACTAGACCTGGAACTAGAATCTCTACCAAAGTGCGATATTTCCATGGAAGTGGAGGAGGGGGAATAGTGACCCGTGGTGAAATCAATCTTACTCGTGCCCTAGAAATGTATGAGGATTTTGAGGTATTTGCGATGGGACATATCCACGAGAATAAATGCACCAATATTGCTAGAGATACCATCGATCATTCAGTTGCAAATGGGTGGTCAAGTAAGCAAAAGCAAATTCACCTTATGATTACCGGCACCTACAAAGAAGAGTTTGGTGATGGATCTAAAGGATGGCACGTTGAACGTGGAGCACCAGTTAAACCAATTGGAAGTAGAATACTTATCATAGACACCAGAAGGACAATAGATAAAAAAAATAATACTGATAGAACAGAAAAATCAATCGATAGTATTAAATTTCCAATATAATTGTTATATTTGAACTCTTGTTTTTTGTTTGTATCTGTTGTTTTGATCGGTGAGGGGGTGTAATAGCCCCCTTATTTTTTGTTTTAATTATTTGTATATTTGTGACAAATACATTTATATGAAAGGAGATAAATACTGGGCATCCAACCCTAAGAAAAACGGAAGCTACCTTGGACAAGGTCGTGTAGAAGGCCGTCCGGCATCGCCTAATAGCCTTAAGGAAGATATGTCTTGTGCTTGTAAGCCTGGATTTAAGCTAATGTTCAAGAATACCAAGGACAAAAAGTATTGTGATTAATTAAATTATTTGTTATGAAATCAATGATGAAAAAGAAAATCGGAAAAGCTATTGAAAAAGCAATGGCTAAAGGCGAGGCTAAAATGGAAAAGATGCCTAAGGGTAAATCTACCAAGCCTGCAATGAAAAAAGGAATGAAGAACTATTAATTCCACTTGCTATATGCGTCAATCACAAGACGGTATAGCTCGAAGGCCAATACTTACCACAGACTGGAAGCCTACACACGCTGAATTTGATTATCCAAAACCATTCGTAGATTGGATTGATAGCATCAACAGCGGCTGGCAGAACAAGATAAGTTTTAAGCCTTTCGATTTATACTGCGAACAAGCTAGGATCTGGTTACAGGATGATACCATGTTAACCGACTTCGACAACGAAGAAGATCAATACAACTGGCTAGCCACAGAGATACAGAAATGTAACGACAACACATTATACTTCTGTAACAAGTACGGTTTTATTAAAGAAGATAAAGCCGAAAACGGTATGCTACGCTATCAAGCGTGGGATGCACAGAAAGTACTCCTATTTTTATTTGACTGCGGATACTCCATGATGATAGGTAAAGCCCGACAAATTGGTTTTACCACTACAATGTGTCTTGCAGGGATGAAAAGAGTAAATCTCAACAAGTCCTACTTCATTAAATTCGTTACCCATTCCAAAGATAAAGGTGTCGAGATCTTCCGAGATAAAGTAAAGTGGACCTACACTAAGATTCCTGACTACATTGCTCAGGACGTAAAGAACTGGACAGACCAAGTAATGTCATTCGATAAGAAGGGTGAGAAGAAAGGTCGTGACGAAGGTGGTGCATCTCGCTTTCAGGTAGATAGTCCGCAGGTAGATGCAATCAACGGGGGTTCGCCATCGGCAGTATTCATCGATGAAATCGGTCTATTTGACATATTCGGTGAGATGATGCGTGAAGGTCGACCTGCTTTATTTAAGTACAACCCGGAAACTGGCAAGATGACCATGCAACAGCAGTTCTTAGCATGGGGTACAGGAGGTGAAATGGACAAAGGGGGCTCGGTATTCGAGGCAGAATTTAAGATGTGTCTAAGTCAGTGGAAGGAAAAAAACTACGAGTATGGAATCATACCATTATTCTTCAACGCCTATGCACGAAGAGGTGTCACAGACGAACACATCAACAACGAACGTAAAGCATACCTTGCATTGGAAGGAACCAAAAAAGGAGAAGTTGCCAAAGTTCAGTTCCACCAGCATTATCCTATCACAATTGACGATATGTTCCTGCGAAAAGCAAGAACGCTCGTTCCGATTCATTATTGTAATCAAAGATTAAGCGAGATATACGGTAAAGATACACCCATAGAGTACGGTTACTTCGAGCCTATTATGGATATGTCACAGCCAACACCCGACCTAATCACCGAATATCGCATTACAGGCGCTAGATGGATCAATACATCAGGTAGAGAAGACGTATCCACCACGGCAATGATTGTACATCACCCACCAAACGGTGAAATATGGAAGAATCGTTGGTATCAAGGGACTGACCCCATCAATTCAGAGACAGGTCACTCAATGATGTGTAGTGCCATATGGGATTCACTTACTAATTCCGTTTCTTCTGTAGTATTCCATAGGGATCGCAAGTTTAAGTACACTTACCTACAGGTACTTTTGCAAAGTCTGTACTATGATCAGCAGAAAAGAGGTGGCGTAAAGGAACTAGTGGAGAATAACATTGGTGATATGCACGTAGACTTCCAAGAGATACACGGATTTAAGACAAAATTTACCGCTAACGCACAACTTCCTGAATACTTTCAAACTTATGGTGGGAAATGGTTCGGCATTTCCAACAAAGCTAACACAGCACCAAGGATTATTGCAAAAGTGGAGGAAATGATTGATGCCTACGGCATCAACATAGACGTTCCGTGGATCTGGGAGCAGCTGAAGACCTTCGTGGAGAAAGATTTGAAGAGCTCAACTAGCCATCGTCAAACTAGATACCAAGCTGCGGATACCAGGTATGATTATGATGATGCCATCTTTGCTATTGGTTTTGCATATATCAATGCGCAGGCACACGCAAGGTACGAACCTGAAAACATCAAGTCACAGGACAAAGAAACACACGTAATTACCAAATATGTACAGTCAAAAGAAACAAATTATCGTATGAAGTTGGCTAAGGTAGATAAGCGCACGGGTCGTATCCTAAAAATATTGAACTAAAAACAAGTATCTTTGCTATAAATTAATTAGTTATGCCAATTCAACAAAGATCACAGCTTAAAGGATTTGGACAAAGTTCAAACGAAAGATACATTGTAGAAGATATCAATGATATCATTACTGAACTTAATGAAGGAGGAGGTCAAGAAGTTTTAGGTTCAAGTATTTGGGCTAATGGCTTTACAATCGTAGGGGCTATTACAGAAGACATTACTCTTCCTGCTGGTGCTACAATTAATTACACAGGTCCATTATTAATGGGTGCAAATTTAACTATTCCAACAGGAACAACTTTAAATATTTTATAATTTTATAAAAAAATAATCATGAGTCAGATTAACGTAGATATTATTGAACCATTTACAGGTGGTTCCGATTTAGTTACAGTAAATGGAATTATTTGTTCTACTCCATCAAGCGGAACAATTCAATTAACTAGTGGTTTTGCTGTTGCAAATGCTGCAACTATTTCCACATTGGTTGGAGATAGAGCTGGAGAAGGAAATACAAATACAGCCAATACATTTATTGGATATAGAGCAGGTAGATATGCTACAAATGGCTTAGGTGTATTTGTTGGTAATAGCTCAGGTGTTAACTGTACGGGATTAGCAAATACATTTGTAGGAAATTTAGCTGGTCAATCTGTTACAGGTGATTTGAATGTTTATATTGGTAATAGCGCAGGTAACAATGCTGGTTCAGGTTCAAATAACGTTGCTATTGGTAATCAATCTCTTCCTGCAACCACATCAACTTCAAACTCTATTACTTTAGGAAATGTAAGTCACAATGTTCTTCGTTGTGCCGTAACATCAATCACATCATTGTCTGATGCTCGTGATAAAAAAGATGTTGCTGACCTTAGCGTTGGTCTTGAGTTCGTAAAAGGTCTACGTCCAGTTGAATTTGTATGGGATGACCGTGATGAAAACGGGAAACACAATGTTGCTGACTTTGGATTTATTGCACAAGATTTAAAAGCTGCTCAAGAAGATGCTGAAATGGCTGATGTATTAAAACTTGTTTATGATGAGAATCCTGAAAAACTTGAAGCTTCTTACGGTAAACTTCTTCCTATCTTAGTAAAAGCTATCCAAGAGTTAGCTGCTGAAGTAGAAACATTAAAAAATAAGTAATCATGCCTATTCAACAACGTTCTCAATTAAAAGGATTTGGTCAAAGCACCAATGAAAAATATATCGTAGAGGATATTAACGACTTAGTTACTGCTGCAAATAATGTTACTCCATCTGGACCATTTTATTTAAATGCGACAGGAGGAACAAGTATAGTAAACGTCAATACAATTGAAATATCTAACTCTATATTGATTCCCGCAAATACAATTACAACAAGTGCCGTAATGGAGCTTTTATTTAGAGCTGTAAAAAATGATGCAAACACAACATTATTTTATTGCTATATTTATAAAAATACTGTAAATTCAATTTCAGGCGCATCATTATTGGGTACTATAACAGCTGGAACATCGTCAAAATCATACAAAACAAATGCTCAGAGATTTATAAATTATAAATCATCAAATTTAGAAATTATTGATCCTTCATTTGCGTCTACTACTGATTTAGAATCATCCACTAGTGGATCTATATCATTGGTATCCTTTAATCCATCAGTAGACAATTATATTTTATTAGCAGTTGGAGCCGCATCTACTACAGCTACCTGTCAAGTTTCATTTTCAAAACTAGAAATCCATGATTAATATAGAAAAAATTAGTGGAGGATTCGAGATGAATTCAAAACAATATGAATTAAAAACTAAAGTAGATGTATACAATGACACTCAATGTGTTGTTGAGACCGATCAAGGTTATATATTTATAGATACTAGCATTACTATTGGCGGTAACTCATACGAGAATGTCAATGATATGATTGATTATTTAAAATCTTAATAGTATACTAATGATTTTTAATATGAACTAGGTCTTTATCGAGGCCTAGTTTTTTATTTTCCCAAACTATTCCGTATTTATTATTTACGGCTTGATGGTAATCATCTAAAATAGAAAGAAACAATTTCATTTCTTTTTTGTTTAACATCTTGCAGGACATATTCTTGTACTTAGGATACTCTTCGAATACTCCTTTATTCATGTTAATCCAGTATAGATGATATTCTGATTTCTTTCGATGATATTCAAATGCAGGATATACGAAAGATTTGAGGATAAAGTGCTGAGTCTTATTTTCTAAAACTTGTTTAAGTTTGTTGCTTGAATAGGCACTAGATGTGCTCATAGGCATTCCAAATTAGGTCTACTTCATTACTTAAATCAAGTGTTTCAATGACCTTAAAGCTCTCATTCACTTCATTTAACCAACAAATATAGGAATTACCTAATTTAATTTGACAATTTTTCTCAATTATTTTTTTATACACGCCTAACTGAAGACTATATTTGACGAGCTCACATGATTCTAGATGCGTAATTGGCCCTGACATCTTCTTGTTGTAAATTGATTTTGAATCAATCTTCTTGCTAGTCTTGTAGTCCCATATCTGAAGCTCTTTAGCTCTGACGTTATAGAATAACTTGTCAATCATTCCACAAATACCTCTTTCTTTATCTCCTACAACCCATTCCATTTTTACAGGAATAAGTCTACCCTTAGCCATAGAGTAAAAATCTTCCACCATTCCCATTAAATTTACGGGGATTAGATGAGTATGATCAGGCGTATAGCATTTCTGATTGAACCGCATCTCTGCGTACTTGTGTATCTCTGTTCCTACTAATGCGGATCGATCTCTGACGTTTTCCCAGCTCTTAAGGACCTCGAACATCTCTAAGCCATGCTTCTTTGCGTATAGGCTTGCCATGAGCTCCTGATTGAATATAGGCTCAAAGTTTTTAATCATGGTGGTTACAGACATACACTCAACACCATCATACAGGTACTTATGCTCGTCCTCATGGAATACAATCCCATTGAACTTATCTAATTTTTCAAATATCTCAAACATTCTGTAACTCTAATTCTTCAATTAATTCCTCAACTAATTTCTCAGCAATAGCATCATCTTCAGAATACGGACGAAATCTATTGGCTAGAAAATATTCATACGGAGAGTTTGATGGCATTTCTATCTCAGCAAGTTTATACCCAAGAACCATATGCTGTCTTGCCAACTTTGCCGCATCTACAACTGTGTAAACTGAACCCTTCTTAATCCAAGATGATTTAGGAAATGTACTTGGCATTCCTGAATCGTTAACGCAAATTACTTTGAAATTATTCATGTCTAAAAAATAACCCCCCGTAAGACTAGCAGGAAAACAGGGGGTAGAAAAACCTTTATGAAGAAAATGCTGAGGTGCTAGTCTCGGTACAAACCTACGAACCTTTTTTCTATCCACCAAATTTTAAGTGAAAAAAAATAAAGAAAGAAAAAGAAAAATAAGAAAAGAGAAAAAGAAAAAAAGAAGCAAAAAAAGAAAAAGAGAAAAGAAAAGATTAACTATATATTCGTATATACTACGTATATACTCACATATACTTAATCAAAAAGAAAAAGAAAGAAACCCAAACCCAAAATTTTTTATAAATTTTTTGCATATATTTGCCGAGTACTATGCACGGTGCATGGTTATTTTTTAACCACACAGACTTAGGTCGGTGTATAATTTTATTTAAAATGGCAATTACTTTTAAACTTCCGGTAATCAATGCTGATTCTGCATTGTTACTAAACACTCCAGTTGCTGCTACAGATGTAGTTTTGGCTTCTGGTCGTTTGACAATCAAAGACGAATCAGGCGCTAACGCTTTGATCGTTAAAGCTTCTGACCTTCTTGGTTTCCGCTACACTGCTGGTACTGTTGGTACTGCAAACGTAGTTGATGTTCAGTTGTCTGCTGCTGCTTTGGTTCCAAACGGTCTTTATTCATTGACTGTTTCTGCTCCTTACGCTCAAGCTTTCTTCAGTGGTGGTGTTGAAACTAACGCTACATTCCAAGCTCGTACTTACACTGCTGGTGTAGATGCTACTCCAACTGCTGCTGAATTGGCTACATTATTTGCTGCTGAAATCAACGCTGACGTTAACGCTTATTTTACTGCTGTTGTAACTGGTAGTACAACTGTTCGTATCACAGCTGACAATGCAGGTTTTGGTGGATTGAACGTAGTTGCTCCTGTTGGTGCTACTGTAACTGATTCTACTGCATGGGTATCTCCTGCTGGAACTCCATCACAAGTTCTTGCTCAGATCAACAATGCTTCTTTGGTTACTGCTGCTCTTTACCAAACTTACCAAATCATTTACCGAAAAGAAATCCGCACAAACCTAGTTAATGGTCTTGAGGTTTCTAAGCCAGTTACTGCTTTGGTATACTTGAATGCTGCTGACGCTGGTACTGCTGCAACTGTTACAAAATTGACTTCAATCTTGAACGGTTCTTATACACCTGTTGCTGACTTCTTGGGTTGTCCAGCTGTATAATTAAATTTTAATTACCTTTGTAGGGTAGGCATTAAATTGTCTACCCTATTTTTTTATTACTTTTATGGCTGAAAAAGAAGTTGAATTAGTTCTATTCGGGCTAGAAACAGAAAACGATCTGAGGTTAGAGTACCCTGAGTTAGCTGAGATAGACGAGTTTAAAGGACTTAAAGCAAAAGAGGTAAGACTTAGTTGGTTACTTGGAAATAGAACAAGTCCAATTTACAGACTAAGCAAAAAGGAAAGGTTGTCAAAAGCCCTAGAGTTAACTTACGGCAGGGATTACCATATCCGAAAAGACCTTGGCGAGATTATCAGAGGGGAACTTCCTGACTATATCGTCAATGCCGTCAGAAAAATGGAGTCATTCAATCCTGAGTACAGGTTGAGGGCAAAGTTGATGACGCAGTATATGTTTGAAATATTGAACGAAATGATTGTCCTTGACTCTCAAACACTTGCGGCCATGGACATTGATGAAAAGAAAAAGTACACTGACTTAGTTGTTAAGGTTAATGATGAGCTACCGGGTATGATTAAAAACTTAGAATCAGCATACGGAGCTAAGACTGTAGATAAGAAAACTAGGAAGCAAGTGCTTGTTAAAATTAATGATGTATTGAAGTGATATGAGTTATATGTTCAGCACAGGTAGACTTAGACCTAATAAGCTACAAGGAAAAAAGGATAAGGACTACCACAAAGAATATGCGAAGTATTGTCTTGCTATTATGAGCAACTATATTTATCGCAGATATATCAATAAGTGCTTGATCAACTGGTCATTCTTTAAAGGTCAGGATGGTCAATGGATCTTCGAAGAAGACATCGAAGCATTCTTTTTGGATGAGTCAGGAGATGTCCGTAACCGACTCAAATGGACAAAAAACGTTATCAAGCCAATGGTACAGCAGTATGTTGGTAATGCTATTCGTTTATCATACGATGCTCGTGCCAACTGCGTATCTGATTTTGTAATCAACAAGCGTGAGCAGGAACTTAAAAGACTTAAATCCTTACAAAAGGTTGCTGAGTCAATGCCTTTCTTAAAAGAAATTATTCAAGAAAATAATCCTGTTCTTGATACTGAAATGGAAACAGAAGAGCTGTTCTACAATACTTTTGTTGAGAATTACGAAAAGGACATTAATAATCTCATTGAGTTCATTGCAAATGAAGTTAACATTGATGAGTTAAAAACACAAATTACTCGTAACCTAGCTCTTTGTGGATTAGGTATCTATAAAGGTTATGAAGCAGGTGAAAATTATATGGCAGAAGCTATTAACCCACTATTCTTTTTGTGGGATATGTCTGCTAAGAAGCCTGATTTAACTGATGCTGAGTTTATGGGTGAATGGTACTACATGGATAGCCCATCTATCTTTGAGAAGTATCCACACCTAACAAATGATGAGCGTGAGGCAATTGAGAACTACTCAAATCACACGAATCAAAACAATATGCACAAAATTGTAAACGGAATCTATACCATCCCAGGCGGAAAGGTTCCTACTTACGAAGTATATTGGAAAGATGTAGAGAAGAAAGAATACGGGTGGGTTATGGATGAGTATGGTTATCCTTACTACACCATGGTTAACGATCCAACTTCTAAGTATACTGATAAAGACCTAATTGAGCCTCAGACTGAAAAGCACAAAGAGGAAATGGGTAACAAGAAGAAACAAACTATCTATGTAGATATTCTTCGCTACTGCATTATGATTCCTCAAGAGGAGATTGGCTATGGAGATATTGTACTTGAGTACGGAATTATGCCTTACCAAGAGAAAAATCTTTATGATCCTGCAAATGTTCGTTTCCCTTATAAGTGTTACACTTGGGTATATGACCGCGGAGAGGTTTTAACGCCATTAGATGACGTTATTGATCCACAAAGGTTCCTTAACCGTACCATATCAGTTATCGAGTCTCAGATGGCAAATATGCGTGGTAGCGGCACTGTTATCTCTAAGTCTGCTGTTGACGATAGAGATGGAGAGGCTGATATTACAAGAAACATTAATTCATCTAAACCAATCTTCGTAGATACTGACCGTGTTGGATCAGTGCAGAATGCTATTGGTACTTATGGTACAAACATTGGTCCTGGAACGCTACAGATGTTCCAAGTTATTCAGGCTGTACAGCAATCTATTCAGGATGTTACAGGTGTGAATGAGGCTATGACGGGTACTCAAGGTGGTGGAGATGTATTAGTTGGTGTAGTTGAAGCTCAGATTCAACGTGGTTCATTAGTGCAAGAGCCGTTCTATTGGGCATTAACATCTATCTTGCGTCAGGCATACGAGCATATGGCTACAGTTGGTAAGGCTATCTATCACGACAATCCACGTAAACTTGCTATGATGGTTGGAGATGATGGTCTAGGTAGAATTGAAATTACAAAAGACCATTTACTACAGGACTACAGAATCTTTATTAAGCGTTCAGAAACACCTGAGCAAGGAATCAATGCAGCAAATCAGTTATTGTTCACATTGCTTCAAGCAGGTATGATTGATCAGATTACTTTTGCTAATTTGTTTAATCGTGCTACACCTGAATTAGTTGCAGATGCATTAAGAAGATTCCAAAGAGATAAATTGATGGCTCAACAACAAGCAGATAAGGCTTCGAATGAAGGAATGATTCAAGGTCGTGCCGCACAGGCGGATATGATTAGTCAGTTACAACAAGCTGAACAGGATCAAGAGCAGAAGCAACTTGAGATGCAAGACTTAGCTCATCAGCAAGAAATGGAAAAGGTAGCTTTAAAAGAAGGAGCTAAAACAGAAAGAGATATAATTAAAATGCAAGGTTTGCAATAAATGATTATTTTTGAACAAATAAAGTAAAGTATGAGCGATACCAACTTCGAAAAAGAAGTTCAGAATGTCTCTCAGGATATCTTTGACAGCCCAGCTGTTGCGGAACTAGATCCAGGGATGCAGGAACAACTTCGACAAATTGAAGCTTTGGCCGGAATGGACCCAGGCTTCGCAAACTCTCAGGAGTATAAAGACTTGATGTCTAGCTTACAGGCAAGTAGTCAAGCACCTCAAAACGATGAGGAAGATGAGGACGAAGAGGAAGAAGATGATAGTGAAGAGCCACAGGGTTCTGACGATGACATCTTCGGAATTATGTCAACTCCAAAAAAGGCAAAAGAAATTAAACTTAATTTTGAGCCACCGAAGGAGATGATTGACCTTATCTCTAGTCGTTATGGCGTGAATGATGCGTCTAAGTTCTTTTCATCTGTTGAAACGTGGAGAAGTCAAGCCCAAGAAGGGTCTGAATTGAAACGTGAGTATGAAGCATTAACTGCTGACTTGCAGGCTTTGCCAATGGATTTGCGTTCATCTATTGAGATGTGGGCATCAGGTGAGGACTACACGAAAGCTTTGACTATGACTCAAAGACTGGACTTTTCGGGTGATTTTAAAAATCAAGATCCTGAAAGCCTTGTCCAGCATTATTTTGATGAGCAGTACGATGAGATAAATTCCGAACTTGAGAACGGAGATATTTCTGAGTCTGAGTATGAAAATAGGATAAAGCTTCTAGCGAATTCAGCAAAAAGGTTATTTGTCGATGACAAAAAAGCATTAGAGAAAGAGCGTGAGGACTTCCTAAATCGTCAGAGGAACGAACAAGAGAATCTGAAGAAGACGGCACTCCTTTCCGTTGAAAATCTAAGTAAGGCTTACCCTAACTTCAGTAAGTCCGAGGTCTCTAAGATCCGGAGCATATTGGTTGAGGGGAAAGCAGATAATCTTTTCATGAATGCCGATGGTACATACAAAGAAGACGCAGCTGAATTAGTTGCTTATGCTATGTACGGCAAGAAGATGCTCGAATCCGTCAAGAAGATTGCCCAGCGTCAAGGTGAAAGTATGGCTAACCAAAAGATAGTCGATTCAAGTCCGAAGCAATTGCGTAAGCAGAAAGCTTCAGGTCCGAACCAAGGACAAGTTCCTCAGGCGGCACAGCACTTGAGTGGTTTATTTAAAGGAGATCCATACGCATAGTAAATTAATTGTAAATTTTTAAACTGAAGCAAAATGGCTTTGTATAATGAACCGAACGTTAAGTTCACCAACCAGAACTACAACTCCGTAGGATCTGAGTATGCAGCTTTGTATGGTCACGATATCTCGTTACTCGTACAAAAGTTGACTAACCGTGCAATCTTTGATGCTGCTCCTCAGCAGTTCATGGATCTTAAATTGTTGAACATGGTAGCGGCAGAGCAAGTAAACTCTGACGAATTCTTCTACCAAGAGATGGGTTACCAGCGTGAGCCGCTTGTAGCTACAGCTTCTTCTGCTGCTGTTTCTTGGCCTACAACTCAAACAATTTCTGTTACCTCTACAGACAACATTTCAAGCAATACAATTATCTCTTATCCTAACGGACAAAAAGGTAGTGTGATTTCTGTTGACACTTCTTTGTTGACTGTAACTGTATCTCCTTACAATGGCGATACTCTTCCTGCTGTTTCAGCGGATGACATCCTTGCTAACGTATCTTCTGTTGACCACGATGGTTCTGACGGTTTCGCTCAGTACTTCCGTGCTTCTACAATTGAGCGTGTAAACTACGTTCAGTTGTTCAACAAAGCTATCCGTTACTCTGAAGTTGAGCTTCACAAGTTGAAGACTATGGGTACTACCTCTAACTTCCTTGAAATGGAACGTAATGCGATGTTCAACCAACACCGTATCGACCTTTCTAACGCATTCTGGACTGGTCAAAAAGGTGAAATCATCACTGCTGACGGTACTCCTGCTAAAACTACAGGTGGTGTATTCTCTGCTATGGTAGAAGCTGGTGCTCCTAACGCTGTTGCAACTACTGCAACTTTGGTAGATGCATTCGAAGATATCGTATTGTCTTCTGAATATGGTGACTACGGTCAAGCTCGTATGGCGTTTATGACTCCACGTATGCACCGTGCACTTTCTTTGGCTTACAAAGAAGAACTTACTCGTTACGCTCCTAACGATGAGATCGCATTGTTGAACTTGAAAGAAATCAATCTTGGTTCTTCACGTATCGTTCTCGTTCCATTCAAGCGTTTCGAAGATAAGGCATCATTCCCAGGTTCTTTCGAGAATCGTATTGTACTTCTTGATATGAAAAACATCAAGCGTACTCAACTTTGGGGTGAGCGTTCAGGTGACACCCTCAAATTAGAGGATGGTGTTCCTAAGCGTTACGGTGACGTATGGGTAGACTGCAACATGGGTGTGAAATTCCACAACCCACTTGCTTGTGCATACCTTGACGTTAATATGTAATATCTGTTAACTACTACTAGATGGGGAGGCTTCGGTCTCCCCTCTTTTAAAACTTTAATTTTTTAATTATGCCAGTAAAAAAAGTAAAAGACGTTACTCCTGAAACTGAAACTACAGTATTTGAGGAGCTTAACGCACAAGAGATGAAAGAGGAGCAAGTTGTTGTAGAGAAGAAAGAAGAAGCACTTCCTGTTTCCTTGGTTGAAAAAATGATGAAAGAGCTTGAGGAGAAATTACTCAATAAGTTCACAAGTCAAATCAATAAACTTAAGACAGCAGAAGCTCAAAAAACAATTGACTCTGACTTACAATATGTTGAGGAACTTAAAGAGGATTGGTTAGAGCAACCTGTTGTATTCTTTGCGTTCTCTATGAACTTCTCTATTCACGGTGATAAGAAACGTGGTGTAGAAAGCCTGCCTCCGCATGGTGCAATCAAATTCAAGCCATTGGTTCGTACAAAGCGAAAGCGTAACCGTGACGTTCAAGTTATTTCTGTATCATCTATCAAGGTGAATTCTGCATCAGAAGTTGAATACCTACGTAACCACAGCCAATATGGTATCGCATTCTTTGAGAATATGACATCAGCTATGGCGGTAGACTCTACTTGGGCACAAAAAATGATGGAGGCTCAACAGTCTATTTCACGTCTTTCTGATATGCAAATTATTGCTCGTATCCAACAAGAAGGTTTATCTGTTACTCAAAGCCCTGAGGCTATGCGTAGACAGCTTGTTGAGTTAACGGCAGAGCGTGCTAAAAAGCAGCAAGACCAATTATTGTACGGTAGCTTGAAGCAATCTAGCTTGGAGCGTGGTACAAACCGAGTTATTACTGAAAAAACAATTATTAATTAACCATGATACTAGCACAGGATCTACGTAACCAAATGGCTTTCGCACTAGATGCGGAGAACTCTGATCATTATCTTGATGATTTAGATTATATTCCTGCCATTAATGCATCTGTCAAATGGTTGACAAACGTAGTGAATGCTGCTTATGGTGAAGATAAATTAGGGGAAGAGTTCTTTAGGGACTTAGCATACTCAGGGGTGTTCCAAACAACGAACACCTCTAGAGTTTCCCTAAACGTATTCCCTAGTGAAGTATGGACAATTTTAGGCGTCTATGCTAATCCAACAACATCTGTTATTGCAGGGTATCCACCTGTTCCTACTCCAGATGTGACGAAAAGTTACTTTTTAAGCAATCTTCGTCATTTAGCATCTTCTGATTCTTGCAAAAGATTGAATGTAGAGGAATGGTCAACTAATACAAATAACCCATTTGAAGCAGGTTACGATGGAGATCAGATATGTGATGCTCTAAAACTATATGCTTATATGTCTCCTTTTAATTATGAAGGAGTTAACTCAGGAGTTAATTCTGCTGAATTAGAGGTAAGACCTTCTATAGTCAATGGTAAGATTACTGTGTTCTGGGCTAAAAAACCATCACCAATTACTTCTTTGTCTGAAAACATAGAATTCCCTAACAGTGTATTCCAATTGTTATTTGATAAAGCTTTAAACTATATTGCCTATAAACAAGGTGATCAGACTAACATCTATGGTGTTACATCTCAAGATATTCAACAACTATTAAGCGTAATGTAAGATGACGTATAGATATGTAATATATGACCTAGATAAGAGCTTTAATGCTGCTTTTGATGATGCTGATTTTACATTAAATCAAATCCTATATTGGGTTATGGTTGTGGCTAATAGAATGCGTTTACAGCAAACTATGGCTACTAATACGGACTTGTTTACTTCTACTTTTAACAATGTAGAGGTTAAGACCGATTCTAAAGGAAGAAAATACATTGATTTACCGGTGCAGATTATGGATTTGCCTAATAACTCCGGTGTAATCTATATCACATATAATGAGGAAACTTGCAAATGCGAGGGTCCTTCTTTTGCTCAAGTATGGTTTCAGGGCGTAAACTTGGGTAGTGTTCAGCACTTGTACTTAGATGAGTATACTAAGCCTAGCGCTAAAAATCCTTACTTCTATCGTATTGGAGATCACATTGATGGTGTTAAAGTAAACAGAATCTATCTACTTGGATTAGAGTGTGTTCCTGTTAAGGATGTTGAGATTGCAGTAAAAGCAACTCTTGACCCAAAAACACTATGTAATTTAGATGAGGATATTCCATTGCCAGAAGAAATGATTCAGGAATTAATGATGCAAGTACTACAGCTTGGTAGATTTGTTATGTTGATGCCGAAAGAGAATATTAATGATGGAGAGGATGATGCAGAAATTGATCCAAGGTTATACGCTAACAGATCTATCCCTACCCCTGATACAACCACTCAACAAACCGCACAATAATGACTTCTAACGACTACGTATCCATAGAGCACTTATTAGCAGAAGTTACTGCTACAGTGAACGACACAGATTACAAGAAGGGCTTTCCTAAGGGATGGTACATTTCTCGTATTCAAGATGCTATGCAGGAGTTGTCATTTGATACCTTTTGGTTAAAGGTTCAGCAGGACGTTGAATTTCCTGAGAACTGTCAGCTTGAAATGCCTAAGAATACGTTTAACATTCGTGAAATATACCTATACAATGGTTCTTTATGTAACCCACAGAAGACTCAGATGGTATATTGGAAGCGTTTGTTTAATAATACAGCTAGTGGCGATGGCTATACAGCACAGGTAAAAGATGATGGCAGTAATGGTTCTGATATCTATCAGCCTAATCAGCGTGTTTACACGGGTAATATGCAGGGTTTTTATGGACCTAAATACTACTATAACGTATTAAATGGATTGGTTATGTTCAGTAGAGAATGTAAAGGATATTCATTTGTTCGTATTGTGTACAATGGTATGGGCGTGGAGAATGGTGATTTACCTGTTATTCCTAGATTCTTTGAGCGTGCTGTAGTTGACTACGTTGAAGAGAAGTTCTACAATGCTATGAAAGCTCGTGACGTTAGAATGTATCGCCCTTTATGGACAGATGCATATCAGAAACTCAATGACCTTGTAAACGGAAGCTGGAATAAAGCTAAAAAACGTATCAAGGCTATGGATTCCAAAGAGAAAGCCTCTATGGAAGAATACATCTCATCAATGTACCATAAGTAATTAGCTATGCCAGGGGAAGATAAATTAATAACTAGAAAAAGAAAAGCAATAGCTAAGGCTATCAGAAGTGAGGTTACACCATTGCAAAATGAAGATGGATCCGTTTCAACTCACGTTATGTCTAGTGGAGAGGGAGGAAGTGGTAAATATAAATACACTGTAAACCCAACCGTATTTCCGAATGATGGAGGGAAAACATGGACTGATTTAAGAGATAATCCTAGAGCAGCGTATGAAGAAGCTCAAAAAAGAGGAGAGGTATTTGGGTTTAAATCAGCAAAACGTGCTGAAAAATTTAGCTATGGATCATGGAAACCAGGTGATGATAGACGTGAAGCAATGTCAAATTACAGAGCTGATAAAAGATCTGGAAACCTATACACTCAATCTGAGGATTTTAAAAATAGAAAAAAATAATTAGTAATGCCACAGACACTCAAGAAAGAGTTGATGAAGTGCAATTCGCCTAAGTCAACACCTAGTCACCCAAAAAAGTCTCACGTTGTCAAGGCGTGCTCAGGTGGTGTAGAGAAAATTATTCGCTTTGGACAGCAAGGCGTAAAGGGTTCACCTAAGAAAGCAGGTGAGTCTGAGGCATATGCTAACCGTAGAAAAAGATTTAAGGCTCGTCACTCTAAGAATATTGCTAAGGGTAAAATGAGTGCTGCATACTGGTCGAATGTCGTAAAATGGTGATTATGGTTTACAAAAAAGAAGACGGTAGATTTTATAAGTTGTGCCCAAATTGCAATGAAGAGCAAAGTTATTTAAGAAAAAATTATGCTGAAGAATCATTAAGATTAGGTAAATTTTGTAAAAAATGCAGCAATAAAGATTCCGAAAGCAATGGTCACCAAGGGCACTATAAAAATGTTCTTAGAAAATCTTTTGCTCATAAGTATCGATCTAATGCTTTGCTTAGGGGTATAATTTGGGATGTTTCTTTTGATTATCTTGCAGACTTATTAATAGAGCAAGATTTTAAATGCGCTTTAACTGGATGGGATATTCACGCAATGGAAGTTAATAGCCCGGCATCACTAGATAGGATTGATAGTTCTATAGGTTACGTTGAAGGAAATGTTCAATGGGTGGCAATTAAAGTAAATATGATGAAGCAAAGATACACTCAACAAGATTTTATAGATGTGTGTATTGCGGTATCTAATAAAGTAAAATGGTGAGAAACATATTTGATATGGCTGAAGTTAAAGGTCTTGGCGATGTAGTAGAAAAGGTCGCTAGAATTACTCAAATGGATAAAGTTGCTAAATTTGTTGCTAAAGCATCTGGTGATAAGTCAGGCGGCTGTAGTAGCTGCCAACAAAGAAAAGATACTTTAAATAAGCGTTTCCCATTTAAGAAATAATATGAAGCAGCAACACCATCCTCAAGATATTAAAACTTACCAAAAAGGTATTAATTCCGATACCAATAATGAGTTCTTAGGATCTAGTGAACAAGGAGAGCACGTAGATGCGCTTAATATGCGTAGTATCTCCATGGACGGGAATAACTTCGCTAAGAAAAAGATTAAAGGTGAATCTATATTGTTCCCCTTAATTGATAATAGATGTAATCCTGTAGGTACAATTACATTTGTTGGTTATCAGTGCATGATGGCTCAGGAAATAAATGGTCACATTGTAGAAATATGGGCATCAACAAAAGAGGATGAATATCCTATTATTCGTGTTGATGGTGTCATTGTAGCATATAGTCAAAATTTACCATTTGATTTAGCTCATCCATTACAGTACGATAAGAACGAAAGCTGTGTAGGCGGTGAATTTTATGTAACAAACAACAATACACCTCCGTTAGTTTTCAATGTAAAAGACCTACTTGATAATTCGGGTGATGTAGATTGTACTGAAAAGTATTTCTCTGAATTTCAGTTAGAAGCATACGAGATTCAAGTCTCAGCTATATTATACAAACCTGCCTTCATTAAACAAGATCCAAGCTCCTCAGGTTATGATTATGTCGTTGGTGGAACAGGGTTGAATGTTGGCAGTTACTCTTACGCATATAGATTTGTTGATTCAGAAGGTGAAACAACTGAGTTCTCTCCAATTACCGAGTTGATTCCGGTAGTTAGAAATGCTAGTCCTGCAAATGGACCGCAGTATCCATTCTCTAGAACGTTCTCTAGCGAGCCTAATGTCAGCGCTCCTACATCTTATGGTAATCACCTAAGGATTAGGTATCAGAACGATAATATGTTCGCTTATATCGAATTAAGAAGAGATTCATGGTATGCAGGAGATCCAATTGGTACACCGCCTGTATCTCAGGTTATCGCAAGTATTCCTGTTACTACGGGAATGAACGTTATAAATATATTAGATAAGGCTGATGCTTTATTTGATGGCGCAACTGAATTAGATCCTGAAGAGCAATCATCTAATGGTGCCAACATAAGAAGGGCGAAAGCTATTCGATACTTCAATAGTCGACTATATTTAATGAATGTAGGCTATGAGTCAAGAGATATAGAAAATCAAGTTGAATTTGTTGACGATACTGCGACAGGAGTATTTCCTACTATCGAAAACTTAGGAACAGCAGGGCATAAACACGTGTATAATGCGGCTATGCATAAAAGTAATATGCGTGGTGAGAAAACAGGATTTGGAGTTGTTTTATTTGATAAGAGCAACAATCCGACATTTGCACTACCCATTCCTTCAGCATCAAACTTTGAATTCCCCAATAGAAGGGATGAGGTTTCAACTGACACATTAAATACGTCATATAAAGGTACTGTTCGTGCAGCTGATACCAATGGTGTTGTATCTGAAACTCATGAGGTATTTGACTTAGTAGATGCAGTAAACAAAACAGGCCAAGATGATACAGAAGATGAAGATGGCTTGATGTATAACTATCGTTCTGATGCTGCGTTGCTTCCTGATTGGTGGGAGTATACTAAGGCTCAAATGAATCCTGTATCTCAATTTGACACTAAAAGCAAACTAAATAAAGCGGTAAATAAACAAGTTGCACTTGATTCAGGGAATACTTGGATTGATTATTTTCCTAAAGGATTTGGTGCTAATTATTACGCACAGGGATTTGCATTTAAGGGTATTCAATCTTATCCTGATTGGGCTGATGGTTTTTCAGTTGTACAAACAGAACCTGCTAAACGTGTAGTTGCTCAAGGATTGGGATTCTACTCTTTGATTCCTGCTGGTGCTACTGCTGGGTCAGATACTCAAAAAGAAACAAATGCATTTTGGTCTTATTTTCCTGACCTTGATGTATTAAATCCTGAGATTGCTGAAGATCTTATTAACAATCCATCAACATATAGCTTGCAATTAGTTTCTCCATTGGGATATTTTTCAGAAGTCTACAATACAGATAAGGCAGAGCTAGACAATAGAAGAAAAGGAGCTGATATTATCACTTACGCTAGAATCATTCGTGATTACAATAGCGCAACTGATTCAGATCAAATTAACCCTGGTCTTGGTCAAGATTCAGGAATATTAGATGCTTCTGATCCATCGAATACTTATAAATATGTAGCTTACGGAAGATATACTAATAATATATCAGGTGATTCTCCAGCATTCCCTTCAAACGGAAACGGTAATGAAACATTTCCAATCATTGAAGCAGGTGATGTGACTACAAACTCAACTCGACAATCTTATTTTAGAATTGTTGTTGATGACTCTATTACTGGAGCAATTTACAACGAGGCAGGAATGAATGGAGCTACTAACACTAATAACAATGCAGATGCTCCAGGTGTTATGGAGTGGAGGGAGCCAATGTATGTGATCAACCTTGTTAAAAATGTAGACATACCATCAGGTGTAACTACTGAATATAAATACGGTTCTTCATATGTTAAATTCAAGTCTTTAGTTCTTGAGTCGAGCGGAGCTGCAAATCAAAGTGCTATTTTAGTTTCTGAGCGTTGGGAAGATTGTATTCCTCAAATTGATGGACAAGTCAACAATGCATATACATCTGAAAAAAGATTTGTGTATTTAGATAATGGAAATGGAGTTGTTAAAAGATGGATGAATATTGAGTTTGAATCTGCACTTAATAAATCTATCATCTTAAGTAACTTAGCTGCTGCCGCTCCAGGACCATACAATGATCCTGTTCTCACTAGTGGATATGATATTTATGGAGTATACGGAAGCACTGAATCAGCAGGTGATGGGGACAATATATGCCGTGTATTTACATTAAACTTTAATGAGATATTTGGATATGCTCCTTTTTCTGTAGTTCCTGCTGACTATAAAGTATATGTGTACTATGACAATAGATTCCCTGTTCGGGTATTTGGAGGTGATACATATATCAATGAATCTATTTGGGCTCCAATTGACAACAACTATGGAAACAATGGCGAGCCTTCAAATGTAGAAGGCGGATGGATATTCCCTAGTAATGAGTTTAAGATGAACGCACCGTTCCCACTTAAAGCTTATGAGTTTGTGGATAACTATCCTATATGGCAAAATTCATCGCCTTGGAATTATGATTTTGGTTTTCACTTCCAATTCTGTGATAGCATAAAAGCTAATTCTGCATTCATTCGTCAAATGGTCACTGTATGGCCTGCGGAAACACGTGTGAATTTATCTTTTGCATTTAATGTAGAGCAACCTGATAAAGCAGTAAGCGATCAATACTATCCGTTAATTAATTACATACCAAGACCTTACAAGTGGGACTTGAGTGATCCAACGGATGCTGTTCAATTTGCTGATGACAACAATTTAATTCCTGATTACTTTGATGACTATGGTTATGAATGGAATCTATGGAATAATGGTGGGTTTAGATTCTTAATGAATGATTTGCAGACTAACATTGATTATTCAAAAAGTCAGACAAACAAAAGTTTCTTTACTAAACCTGTTGTAGGATTCGAAGAGCAGTTAGATTTCTGTACACGTATTCTATGGTCATTAAGAAGACCTGCTAATGCTCAAAATGCACCATCTGTTAAAACATTCCCACTAGCTAATTACTTTGATATTTCTGATGATACAGGTGAAATTAAGTTTGGCTGGAGTGCTATGTCTGGAGATAAAGGAAATAATCTTTATGCATTTACAGATAGCGGCATATGCTTATTAGTTATAGATAAAAGAGTTATTCACGAAATTAACGCTAATGAACTTGCTACTATTGGCTCTGATGTTGGTGGTATTCTTAATCAGTTATGGATTGACAGGAGTATTGGAATGCATGATGAGACTTGGAGATCTTGGGCTGAATATTCTAATGCTCTCTTCTTTACTAATGGCATATCTGCTTACGCTTTTTCTGACAATCAGCTAAATGATATTGCTAGAACAGGATTCTTTGAATTACTTAACCGCAAATACAATCAATTAATTGCTAATGGTTATGAGTCTAAGATGTCAGGTGGATTCAATGTACTTACAAAAGAGTACATAATGAATGTTGGTAATGAAGAAGAGTTTAGCACTTTAATATATGGAACTCAACAAGCTTCATTGCAATGCCAAAGTTCTTATAACTACGATAAATACCTGTACTACAAAAACAGATTATTTGGAATGAAAAGCTCAGGAACATATGAGTTAGGCTTTGGAAACCAAATTAACGGTGAAGATATGCCTTGCTACTTGACAAATGTATCTGATGCTGTAATCATTGCAGATAAAGAATTTATTCGCATTCGTGTAAACTCAAATAGCAAGCCTGAGCAGATTTACTTCTACAAATCATATGATGACTATAAGACTGATACGTATGACTCTGTAGTGGATGCAAACGCTGTTCCATTAAGCATTAAGAACTATTTTGGTTACGAATGCTACATTCCTAGATCGATATATGCACCGTATGAGCGCAATCAGGGAAGAATGGTAATATTCAAGATTGTAAGCAGTGCTGACGAAGACTTCTTGGTCACAAGTACAGCGGTTCAGTACAAGGCTTTGAAATAATTATTAAATTTGAAAAAATATAGATTATGGCTAATATATTAGGCGCATTAGGAAAAGTAGGAAGTGCTATTGCAGCTCCAGGAGTTGGTGAGGCAGCTCAATTAGCATTTTCAGGTGGCCAAGCCTTAATGGGCGCAATGAAAAATAAGCAAGCTAATGCTATGACTCCTCCGGCAGAAAGCGCTATGGAGCGCCAAATGCTAAATACTATCCGTAGACGTAGAAGAGCTATTGAGACAGGAACCGCCAATGCAGCACAGACCGCATCAGCTCGTCAGCTAGGTAAAACCATGATGACAAATGCGGCTAGAGCAGGAGGTCAAGTTAACTACGGTCAATACAATCAATTGATTGGAAATGCCATGGGTAACATTGCTGCTCAAACAGCACAACAGCTTAATCCTTTACTTGGCTTAGAGCAACAACAAACTACAGGTATGGTTAACCGTGCTACAGACCTTAGTTTACTACGTAGAAACGAAATGAAAGCTGATGCAGCTAGAATGCAACAGGCAGGCTCACAAAACTTACTTGCTACCATGGGTGCAGGTAAACTTAATTCAGAAAATAAAGGTCTTAAAGCACAAGCTGATAATCAAAATACTCAGATTAGTTCTTTGATGGCAATTATAAAAGATTTACAAGGCAAACTAGCTGCTCAACCAGCTGCAACAACAGGAAGTTAAGATGGCAAAACAGAGAAAAGGAATATCTAAAGCCTTAAAAAAAGGTAAAGTAGAATCAGGATTTACGATTAATGAATCTCCTGATGATGACTTAGGATTTGGTACTCCAAAAACAAAAGAAAAAAACTTAAGCCAAGCTGCTAAAGAGCAGAATGAATTTAATAAAAGATGGGCAAGTCCTTCAAGTGTTAGCTCTAAAAATTATGATAATTCTCCAGGTGAAGTTCCTGAAGAATATGATGGCAGCACTAATTCTTTTTCTGATTATAGAATTGTTGAAAATTGGAAGAAAGAAGATAAAGCTAGACAATTAGAGCCTGGCGCAGGTAATCCATCTGTACCAGGCTATACTAATTATACAGATCGTGATGCGAGAAAAATGGACCCTGTTTATGCTGATGCAGCTGGACTTGGTATTAATCAAATGATGAGAAGAAAAGATGCAGGAACTCCCGTTTACGCAACTAAAGATCAGCCAACTTTAAATAATCCAAATGGAAAAGGTTTAGATCCTAAAATGGATTCAATGCCAACTAAGGAAGCAGGAAGCATAGCCCCTACTCAAGGTAAATCATTAGTTGCCGCAGTACAACAAAACCCTGTTGCTCAAGTAACTCAGAATGAAATACTTAATACAGGTGTTAAAGATGCATCTAGCCCATCTCAATTACAGCAGGCTGTACAGATATCTTCCGAAGCAAAAAAAGAAGCTGAGAAAATAGAAGGAAGTGTTGATGCAGCACTTGCAGACGCAGCAAAGGTAACTACTGCTCCTTATGGTTCATTTGATGAAGAGGACGCAGCATCAATGGCTACTGCACAAGCAGGAAATACAGCTCCTACTGGAAGTGTTCCAACTATAAATATTCAAGAACAAGCTACAGCAATACCTGGTGATGGAAGAACTGTTTCAAGCGTTGTATCCACTCAAGGACAAACTCCTACGCCTAGCTATCAACAAACTGCATCGACTCAAGATGTTCAGAATGGAGTTATTGATATGTATGCTAAAATTAATGAAGGCATTCCAAAGGCTGTGGTTGAGAAATTAGGCATTCAAGACTACTATCCTAATGTAGGTAGAGATATTGCAGTAGGGACGTTCTCAGGTAGCCGTATCGGTAGTCAGACTATCTATTCAGGTGCAGGCGCATTACTTCCCATGGGATTATATGATGCTAGAAAGAGAGCATTGTCTGAAGCAGCTAAAGAAAAGAAAAAGCAATTAGATAAATTCTTTGATGTTATTGAAACAGCTCCTCAATACTCTAAAGCAGTAAATGAGAGTTGGAACAATTGGTTAAATGAAAATTTAGCTAAATATAATTTCGATGCTGATAGGTTCTTGTCCGATCCTAATATGCGCAAAGAGTACGCTAAGAGGCTCTCTAACGCAAAAGATATTACTTATTGGACTACTTGGGCTGATGGATATCTAAAAGACGCTGAAAAGAAAGAAAACTACGGTACTGCTGAAGGTATAAGAATTGCAGGAGAAATCAAAATGGCAGTAATTGATCACATGGATGAGATTGCATCAGGCCAAAAAAGCTTGAAGGATTTCATTGATATTGACAAAGCCAAGCTATATCAGAACATTATTCCTCAAATGGATCTTATTGTCAAAGAAGCACTTGATCCAAATAGGATGGGTAAATCACCTATTAACATGAGAACAGGTGATGTTGAAGGTAAAATGGATCCTGAAGAATTTAAGCAACAGCGTGATGAATTTGTCATAAAAGTAAAATCAGGAACTCTTGGAAAAGACGAGTATTTATCTGGATTTAAGAAGTTCTTTACTGGTGACTATGAGCAAATTATAGATGGATTGATTGAAAGTGGTAAGTTTAGCGCAGAACAAAGAGATGCTGCTATTGATTACTTTGCAGGTCAAATGCAAGAGCAAATAGAAGTTAATCCTCAATTTGTGGATAACGATGCTCTTGAGTATGCTAGATTAGCTGAAGATAGAAGACAGTTTGACGCTGAATTTGAAAGAAAGAAAGAGGAAGGCAAAACCCCTTGGACCGTAGCTAATGAGTTAATGAATAGAACTAATGGCAATACAGGTAAAACTATGCAACAAGAACTACTTGAGGCTAGAAGACAAGGATATACAGGGGATAAACTTAAAACTTATATGCTTAGAAAAGCTAGAGAATTAGGATTCCCTAATGCTGAGTGGGACCCTAACTTAGGTACTGTTGTAATGAAGTCACCTGCTAGTCAGTATGAGGCAAACAATTACTTTCCTGTAAGTACAACTAATAAGGAAGCTTTCATTAAATTAATTGAGGTAAAAACAGTAAATGGCAAAAAAATAAAAACACCTGTTTCTATTGCAATTGATGAATTTGTTAATGACAAAAATGCTGCTAAAAAATATATGTTTACAGACGGAAGCAATGTAACCGATGAAGATTTAACATCTTGGAAAGATGCTTACGGAAATAACAGGGTAGCCATTAAGCCATCTTCTTATGAAAGTTATTATGGTATTGCAGGAAGTCAAACTGGAAAACAACGCCCTGTAAATAGCACAACTATTGTAGATTACGATCCACGCAGAGCTGTAAACATTAGAAACTCTACAGGTCAAGCATATGCAACTATTCCTGTTGAAGGAAAACCAGGTGAAAACAGAGCTGTAGCTTTAAAAGGTACTATTTTTGTTCCTGCTGATATTAATGACCCTACTCAAAGAAGGGTAGCTGATGGTATGTTTGGTAATGATGCTAAACAATTCCAATACACTCAGCAAGGTGAAACAAGCAGTTCTTCTAGTGGATCAATGAGTTCTCAATAGAAATAAAGCCTCATTGGCTATCTTTGTATAAAATATAGATAATGGAAGAAAACTTAATGCAGACTCAAACGGGTGGAACTGGAGAAACAATTCAACTTCAGACTCAAGAAACACCCTCTGCTGAACAATTTGATGTAAAGATAAATCCTCAAGTTGATAGTGAGCCACCTGCTCCTACGCAGCCAATAGAGCCTGTAAAACCAGTAACAGTTCCTACACAACAAGAAGCACAACAACAAGCTATATTACCTACGGCACCAGTAGAGGAACCAACTCCTGCGCAACCCGTAGATGACTTGGATGCTATATTCAATGATGATGAAATAGTAAAACCTAGACCATTATCTATTCCTAATCAACCTCCTAATCCTGAAACACCTAAGCTTGGTGAGATTACTGAAGTTGACACATCGTTTGTAAAGCCATTAAATATTGTTGAGGACGTAGAAATTCCCGAGCAAAAAGTAGAGCCTGAAAAACCTGTCGAGATTCCTGTTCCATTAGTTGAGGATCCCAATAATCCAGGCATTCTTATTCAAGCTACTACTCCTAAACAAACTAGCACTGAGTACAATAACAAACCTGTTACAGTAACTAATCAGGGTCATGTTGTAAAGAATACTGAAGTTAAAACAGCAGAAGCTAAACCCGATGGATTCTATAAGTACGGAGACAATATATATCAAAAGAAAGATGATCAGTGGTACAAGGATGTTACCGGACAAGGTGGATTTAAACTAATTGAAAAAGACGCTGAGGAACGTACCAAAGAATTAAACTTAAACGCTAGAACTCTTAACTATGATCCAAAAGGGGATTATTATGTATACGACAAGCACCTTTATAAAAAGAAAGGTGATAATTGGTACAAAGAAGTAAAGGGTGAGTTTGTTAAGCTTAAGGAAGGTAACGTAGCTCAACGCCAAGCTGAGTTGAATAGAAATGCTATTCCATATAGACCAGGAGGAAAGTCTTACGCTGTGAATATGGCTGAGAATATAATCACTCCTAAGTACGGTAGAATAGGTGACTTCAACTCATACAACTTATTAACATCGGGTGGTGATAAAACGGTTGCAGCAGGTATGTCATTTAGCTCTCTTACTGCACCTAAGATTGCAGCAAAAGACAGAATGTACAATGATGATGGTACGTATAATTTTAATTACGATGCTAATTATGCTAAGTCAACTCCTGAAAATAGAGCTGTCATAGATGCAGCTAATAAGCCTGTTTCACAACCTGTTGTTCCAATTTCATATTTGTTACCTTCTGTAAAGCTAGTCACAGGTCTTGATTTAAATGCTGTTAAGAATAGCGCAGAAGAACTTCAAGACCCTAAGTATCAACAAGCATTTTACAACGCATCTAACTTTGCTGAAAAAGACTTGATGACTATGTTTGCTGAAAACAATAAGTTATCTAAAGATCAGTTTACTCAGTTGGTAAAATACCAAGATCAAGTTAAGAAAATTGTTGGTGACGGAACGTACACTGCTGATAAGGCTAAGGCTTTGGCAGGTGTTATGGCTAGTACTGAAAATTTCTTTAATCAAGCAAGAGACGTAAACACATTTGTTAACGAGGCTTACTCTAAAGATATGAGCCTTGGTCAGTATTCACTTGATCAGAAAAAGCAGGATTATATGGAGCAATTGAATCTCCGTGACAATTCTGATTTTCAAGATGCTGCTAAAGAATCATTTGAATCTACAGTTGCTATTGCTGACTTTATTCAGGAGAACATTGACTCAGGTAAAATGATGTATGACCGTGTTAATGGCGGATACAAATTCTCAAATAACATTAGCGAAACAGAAAAGAGATACATTGAAACTCAGTTGTCTAAGATGACATCTGACTACAACAAGCTAGAACAGGAAAATTATGCTTCTGTTCGTGGTGAAATCAGCGAGTTTAAAGGTGAACTATCGGGTATCAACGCTCAGATTAACTCACTTAAAAAACAGGCTCAAGGATTAAGTTCTGATGACCCTAGATTAAAAGAAATTAACGGTCAATTGTTTGGTCTTAATAAGCAAAAAGAGTTGCTTGAGAAAAAGATTGACAACAAAGAATCGTTGCTATCTACTGTATTCAAAACCGAACCACAAAAGTTTGCTAAGGAAACAGCTAAGAATCTTACTGAAACATCTCAGACTATTCTCTCTGCTATTCCTAAAGAGTTCAGTCCTAAGGAAAGATTTGACTTCTTTTATCGCCAACTATCTACTGCTAATGATGGATTGGCTAAAGCAAATCAAATTGATGAGGAATATCTAACTAGACTTTCTAGAAGATTTAGAGATATGCTTGATTGGGGTGGATACTTCTCTCTTAGTGAAGCTGAGAAAGAGTATTTGCACAACAAGGCTATGCTCAATCAATTAGCACCATTATACTACAATAACGACTTTGGGATTACTAAATCTAGTGGTGACTTCTTTGAATCATTCATGAATGGATTCTCTAAAGCGTTGTTGCCTAATACATCAGCATCTGATGGTTACTTTGCTCAATCTGAGGCAGCTAACACAATGAAAAGCTTCTTAGAGGAAAAAGGATTCACCGAAGAAGATATGCTTGATGAGGACGCTTTTAAAGAACTTGAGGATGCTACACGTGTTGATTTCTTAAGTAGAGAGAATTGGGGTAATATGGTTGGTACAACAGCAGGAATTATTGTTCCTCTTATTGTTACCGAAATGGTTCCAGGATCAGCAGTTAAAGTAGGTAATTCCGTAGAAAAACTAGTAGCAGGAACTAACAATGTTCAAAAAGCAGCTCAGTATGTAAATAGAGCAACTGATGCTTTTGATGCTGCTATGTCCACAACTAAATTAGGTAGATTCTTATTGCCTGCTGTAAAAGAAGGTGTTAAGTTCGAGGCTACAGGTAGATTGTTTGGATCTACAGAAGATGAGATGTACTTCATGTCAGGTTTAATAGGTGGAGCTGCATCTAACGCATTTACTAAAGTACTTGCTAAAATGACACCGCCTCAAGCCGCTAAATACATTGAATCAATGTTTGGTTCATCTGCTAATTTAGCAATGAAAGCCATTAAGAAAGGTGGCGAAGCATCAGTTCGTGGTGTTGTTGAAACAGTAGAGGAAGCATCACAGGAACTTACAAACATATATACTGACGAGTTACGTAACCGTGGTTTCTTTGATGAGGTACAATCAAGATTCGGAACACTTGATGAGGTTCAGAAATTCTTAGTTTCCTCATTTGTTATGGGTGCTGGCTTCGGTCTTGTATCAGGAAGCACTGCTGATGATGCTTACGAATCATTAAGTGAAGAAAAGAAAAAGCAGGTAAACGATGTAATCAATGCTGTAAAGGCTGATTATAACTATGCAGAGAATAAAACTGAGGACTACGTTGAAGCTCAGGAACGTCAGAATAAACGTCAAGAAAACGTAGAGAAAGACCCTGAAATTAAACAGGAAGTAACCGAAACAGGTGATATAGAATTTGACGTAGAGGGAATAGAAAAAACGGCAGAAGGTAAACCATCCTCAGTTGAAGTTGAGGAGTCAACATTTACTGAACCTGTAGAATTATTTAATATTGAAGGAAATGATCAAGAAAACCAGCAAGGGGTACCAAGTAAAGTCGGAGAAGGGGAAAAACCTGTCGAAGAACAACCTGTCACTAAACCAAGCGAAGAAGCGCCTAGCCCTAGTGGAGTGGTTCAAGGAGAACAAGGGCAAACTCAAGAAAAAATAACTGATGCAAGTAAATTTAATTGGGAGCAAGCTAAAGATTTTAGTGACGATGTTTTAAATGAAAAAATCGAAGAAGCTAAGATAGATTTACAAAATGCAACTAATGAAATTGAACGAGAAAGATTACAAGATAAAATAGGTTTTGCTGAAAGCATACTTGAAGAAAGATCAGCTCAAGAAGTAGCACCTGAAACAACTACTGAAAAAGAAAAAGGCAGAAGACCTAGAACAACTAAGATTGCTGGAGCTAAAGAGCGAGAAGTAACTACTGAACCTGTCGGAAAAACCGAAGAGTTGCCAGTTGATGAAAAAAAAGAATCAAATCTTAAAGGCGTAAAGTATTCAGATATAGTAGTTGGCGGTAAATTCTTAGAGAAAATTTTAGATGAAAATAATCTAAATGAAGAAGATAAAAAAATCGTAAGACAATTATTTGACAGGAATATAGGGTATTTTGATTTTGATAAAAACTCAGAGGCAAAATGGCAAATGAGCGCAGCAAATCCAGAAGATATTAATGATATATCAGATGCTTTAACTGGGTTGTCTGCTGCTGAGTTTTCTGCATATAATGATTATAACATTGGAAATTACAATGCTATCAAGCCTGCGTTAAAATATGTACTTGAAGCAAGTGAGAAAGGTGAGTACTCTGATGCTGTTATAAAAGCAGTCAAAGAAATAAAAAACCTAGCTGAAAATGCAAAATCATCAAATCAGATGATGTATGCAATAAATTCAGATAAACTAATTGGAGACTTAGGAATAGAAAAAGCACAACCAACTCCTACCAATCCATTCGAAGAAATATCAGATGCTAATAAGCTAAAAGGTACAGCTAAGACAAACGCTATTAAAGACCTTAAAAAGAAGTATGGCGCTGACTATAATAGAATTTCAAAAATAGATACTAACTTTGCTAGTATAGTGAAAACGCTAGAAAAGAATAATTTAATCAATAAAGATTGCGGATAATGAAAAGACTATTGACAAATCAGGAAGTAGAGATGATTAACTCTTTGGGGCATGAAGAGCTTAAAGCTAGTCAGACGTACCTTCACCTGTCTAATACAATGAAAACTATTGGGTTCTTTGGTGCTGAAAAGTTCTTTATGAATGAGTCAAATAGTGAGCGTGAGCATTTTAACGGATTAGAGACGTTCATGAATGATATGAATGAGCAGATTGAAGTTCGTGCATTAGAAGCTGTAGATTTAGACGTAGATGACCTTATGGAAGCATTTGAGGTTGCTATGGAAATGGAAGCTGACCTTCTTGCTAAATACGAAGAAGCTTGGGACAAATGCAGTCCTAAAATTAAACCACTTATCCACCATTACATCGAGAAGCAAGTAGAAAGCGTTGGAGAGTATGGTGATTTAATCGCTCGTTTAAGCAGAACTAGCGAACCTATTTTGATTGATCAAGAACTAGGAAAGTAATATGGCAAAGCCTTGCAGATACCAATTGCCAGGTGAAGACACATGGATGTCTGAATCTGAATTTAAGAAAGCACTCAACGATGGGCTTATTGATAAGTACATTGGAGAAGGCACAATTGCCATTCGTAATTTCAAGCCTAGAGCTCAAGCAGCTCCTGTTGTAGAAACACCTGCCGTAGAAGCACCTGTAGCTCCTGTTGTAGAAGCCAAGACAGAAGCACCTGTACAAACTGAAAAAACAGAAGAACAAATTGCTAACGACATTTCATTAAATACTGAAAGAAGAAAAAGAGAAATAAGTAATGAATCTAATGAGGAATTTCCTATTCTTCAATATGATGGAAATAATGAAAAAGTTAAAGCAGAGGTAGATTACCACAATAATGAAACATCTAGAGTAAATAAAGATGGATCATGGTCAAATAGATATGCGAATAAAATAATACAGAAATTAATATTTTCTGTTGGAAATAAGTCAACAAGAACTATTTCTACAGCGTTAAGGAATGCAGGATTTTTCATACCCGCTTCGAATGATTTAGGTTCTAGCACTAAATCATCAGGTGGATTAAGTTTGTATTTATCAGATTCATCTGAATTTATAGCTGATGAGTATTCATCTTTAGATGATAAAGTTAAGGCAACAGAAATACTTACCAAGTTAGCCAATAAATTAGGTATAGAAGTAGCTACTTTAGAAACAGAAGCTAAAAGGCCTGTAGAAGTAATTAAAACAGAAGCTGAATCTAAAACAGAAGCGCCTAAAGCTGAACCTACTCAAGCAAAAGAATCTGAGGCTGAATACCAAAAAGAAGAGCCTACTGAACAACCTAAAACACAAGAAGACTACATCAAGGCTGCTAGAGAAAGCAATGGTGATTATGCTATTGTATTAGGTAGAACAGGAAATCAGGTTGTCTACAAAAAGAACAGACGTACAGGAAGATGGCAAGGGCTTACCGGTAAAGGTGAATTCGTTGACGTTAATGACGAAATGAATAGAAAGGCTAACGATGCTGTTAACTATACTCGTAAAGACAAAAAAGTTGTCATGATGAGCACGGTTAAAAACGGTATTACTAGCACTGATGAGTTCGTTTATGATTACAATACTAACGAATGGAAGAAAAGGTCTGAGGATGGATATCTATACGGTATAGGTCCAGAATTAGCCGCTAAAGCTGAACAAAGATTTTTAGTTGAGAATCCTAAGCGAGCCCCTAAAACAAAAGAAGAAGTTAAGCAAAGAATAAGCGATGCAATTGACGGACTCAAAGCCGATGAAGGTATTGCTATGTCATCTCTTATTCCTATTCCACCTAAATACTGGAACAAAATACTCGATTTAGTTAAAGAGGCAATGTTTAAGGGTGTAGACTTTAGCTTTGCTGTTAATGATGCTGCTAGAAAAGTATTTAATGAAGCAATTAAAAACAAAGAGATTACTCGCTCTGAAGCTGATGAGTACATTAGAAATATCAATGATGACAAAAATGAATCTATTCCAGAGTTAACATCTATTAAAAAAGCGTTTACTAGTGACCTTGCTCAACAGGTTGCAGAAAAAGGAATTGATAGAATGTCATACTCAGAGGCGTTTAAAATTGCTGAAGAAGCTATAAATTCAGGTAAAATAAACCCTGATAATTTAGTCGATCAAGTTATAGATAATCCAAGACCATTAGATGCTATTGAAACAGCTGTGTTTACTTATAGCAAAACCAAATTATCTAATGACCTAAAAGAACTTTACGATAAGTTAGACTCATCTAGTAATCCTAGCGCTGAAACAGAAATAAATCAGCAAATCAAGATATTAACTGATAAAATGCTTAAATACGATATTGCTTCAAATATCGTTGGTTACATACAAGGTTTGTCTTTATCTATCCGTAGAGTAATGCTTAATGCTGATTATGATTTAGTTTTGCCTCAGATTAAAAAACTTTATTCTGATGCAGGAAAAGAGATGCCTGAAGGCTTAGAGCAAAAAATAAAAGATGCTCAAAAGGAATTCAGAAGATTAAATCGTGAAATAGAAAAATTAAGAAACGAAGCTCAAAAAGCAAAAGAAGAAGACGCTGTAGAAAGCATTGCTGAGTCAACTAAAAGACCTTCTAAAAAATCAAAAGGCACTCCTAAGATGTCTATGTCATCTGATGGTAAAATAGCTGTTAGTAACGAATCTATAAGAAATGCCGTATTGAATGGCGCAAAAGAAATAGAGGATGTTATTGAAGCTGTACGTGATGAGGTTAAATCGAAGTTTCCTGACGCTACAGACCGTCAAATTAGAGATGCAATATCTAATTACGGTAAAGAAATTAATAAGACAAAAGACGAAATAACTGAAGAAATAGAAAGAATTAGAAGGATTGGTAAGATTTTATCAAAACTCGAAGATGTTCAGAATCAGATTAAGAACAAAACATCTAAGATTAAAAATCCAGAAATCAAGACTAAAGCTATAAAAATTCTAAGTCTTCGTGAGTCAGAATTAAAAAGAGCACTAAAGCAAGCTATGTCTGAAATACCTGTAACAGAGCAGGAAATGAAAGACTTCCAAAAATATAAACTAGAGGCATACAAAAAAAGTATGACTGATAGAATTACTGAACTAAAAAGAAGAATTGACGAAGGTGATTTCTCCACCAAGAAAAGAACTCGTGCATTTGAATTAGATGCTGAAGCTAAAAAACTAGAGGCCGAAAGACAAGCTATTATAGAAGACTTTGAGTATGCTAAAACAAAAGCAGAAATGGAGGTTGAGCCTCAGCTTAAGACACTTAATAGAGCTATGCTTAGCGCATTTAACCTTCCTAAAGGATTGATTGCATCTATTGACGTTTCCGCTCCATTCCGTCAGGGAATCATATTTATGATGACTCAGAATCCGCTAAAATCAGCTCAACAATTAAAGCAGATGTTTGGATTTTGGGGTAATACTAAAAATTATGACAAATGGCTTGCTGAACTCAAAGCTTCGGATGAGTATGCTTTAATTAAAGCGAGTGGAGTTTATATATCAGAGCAAAACGGAAAGCTATCTGCTATGGAGGAAGTTTTTGCTAACAACCTAGGTAATAAAATACCATTACTTGGTCAGTCATATAAAATAAAGGGGGCTAAATTACCGGGTCTTGATTTATACAAGAGATCTGAAGCTGCTTATTCCGGATTCTTAAATAATTTAAGAGTTCAATCTTTTATGGATGGAGCTCAATTACTTAAGGAAAATGGATATACAATTCAGAATAATCCTGAAGTATTTAAGGATTGGGCAAATTATGTGAATTCAGCAACAGGAAGGGGTAATATGAATCCACAATTAGCTGTTAAATTAGGACCTATATTTTTCTCTCCTAGGTTAATTAAAGCGAGACTTGAGCAAATTGGAGTAAGCGATGCGCTTGCTTTATTTGGATTGTCTGACGGATTCTACATGAAAATGTCTCCTCCTGCTAGAGCTATGGCTTTAAAAAGAATGGGTGCTTTCATGGGGGTTATGGGTACTATAATAGGATTAGCTGCATTATACTACAATAATGATGATGATGATAAAACATCTGTTGAGTTAGACCCTAGAAGTTCTGATTTTGGTAAACTTAAATTTGGAAACACTAGAGTTGACCTTACAGGTGGTTTCGCTACATACTATAGAGCATTTGGTCAATTCCTTTCTGGAAAAAGAAAGGACATCAATACAGGTGAAATTCAAAAATTAAATCAAGGATTTGGTAAGAAGACTAGATTTGAAGTGCTGCAAGATTTTTATGGCAATAAATTATCTCCATTTGCTCAAAAAGTTTATCAATACACTGCTGTATCAGATGAAGAAAGAGAAAGAAGAGCTCTTGAAGAATCATCTCAAGAAACTGTATTTAACAAAGCTGGATTGCCAGTATGGTTTCAAGATATAACCATACCACTTTGGATGCGTGACGTTGAACCCATTATGAAGGATCAAGGAAATGGAACAGGATTATTCTTGATTGGATTAAGTTTACTTGGTGAAGGTGTACAATACTATGAAGCAAAAGGCGGCTCATCAAGTCCAAGTAATCAATCATTTGAGTTTAAAGATCAATTCCAAGAATTTAAAGATATTGATAGTGAATTCGAAACATCCGACCCATTCAAAAACTAACCTAAAAAGTTGACAATTAAATAAAACTTAAATTTGTAACAATAACAAAAAATGGCAACACCTATTAACAATCCATTCAAAGCTTCGTTACTCGTTGACGGATGTAGTTCATTAGAGGTATCTTGCGACTGCAAAAAGATTACTTTCAAGGACACATCTAACTACACGACTAACGATTTGCCTGGTCATGAGTCTAGTGATTTTACTAGCCGTACTATTACCATAACTCGTGGTGACGGCAGTTCGTACATCATGGCTACGTCTGATATTGCTAATAGGGATTTTACTATACCACCTCACAATATTTCTAATAACACGTTTTCGTATTCATTTACGAACACTGATGAGGATGGTCTATGGAAAGTTGAATTATGTACTTATCCTAATTGGCGAGATGATGTATTCTATCAAGCGTTTCTTAAGCCTATTGTACTCCGGAATGGTGTCCTTTATCAGGCTGTTGGCTCTTCCACCGCTATTGATCCTGCTCTTGATACGAGCCACACTTATTGGTCTGTTTATACTGATACTAGCGATTGCAGCGACACTCGTTACTGTACTTCGCAAACCATTGTAATTACCTGCATTTCTATTGAGAACTGTTATCGTCAAGCTGTTGCTGATGCGTTCTGTGGTATGCAAACTAACCCTTGTAAAGATATGTGTGGAAACGCTTCCTTTATGAAGGCTATGAAGATGAGAATTACTTTAGACGGATTAGAATTCGCTGCTTGTGCTTTTGACTGGGTTAACGCTCAGAAGCATATGGATATACTTAAATCACTTTGTTGCTGTAACTAATGGCCTGTAACTGTAATCAAACACCTAACTGCGCAGAGGTTTCAACTTGCCTCTGTGGAGTCGTAATGGATATTTACGACAGCGGAGTTTTTGTTGAGTCTATTGTATTCAATACGTATACTGACGGTGTCAATACGTTCTTTGAGACTACTGAAGATACGGCATTTAATCCACCTGTAACATCACCTATTACTATTTCCTATAATGCTGATGCTTGGGAAATGTCATATGGATCAGGAGATGAAACTGTTGTGTTTGGTACATTTACTACCACATCTATTTGTCCTATTACTGATTGTGATTGGGTATTAGATCCTATTATTTTAAGTCCTACATTTACTATTAGTGTTTCTAGTGTTGACTGCGGATGCTGTGATGAATCATTGAATGTTGAATTAACTTACTTAGGTGATGATTACACTGCTACTGCTTCAATTGTAAAAGATGAGTACGGTAATACATTGGCGTACAATGGTTATCCCTATTATTCGTTTACCATTTATACGGGTGACGAACCATTCACTTACTACATATGGTTTAATGTAGATGAGTGGTATGTTTCTGAGGGACTTGGAATTGTAGATGATTTTGGTTCTAAATTAGATTCTACTTCTGAATGTCCATTTGGGCCATATGACATATCAGGATTATTCACAAGATTCTCTGTAACAGGAGCTGAGTGTTTTGATTGCTGTAATTATTATACGCCAAGATTTAGTAATTTTATCAAGAAAAAGAAATATCAGTTAGTTGACGGTATTTCTGCTATTCGTAGCAAAGAGCTGTTTGGCTTTAAATGTGGACCTGAATGGACTGATTTAGCGAAACAACACTTGATACTGAATGTATTGCATTGTTTGCCTTATGGCGTTTTATGCGAAGAGACCGAGCAATGTTTAATGAATAATTTGAATGAAAACTGTAACTGTTAAGATATGAGCTGTACTAACTGCGGAAGCAATAACTGTTCTTGTTCTGATAACTGTCCTAATAAGACATCAGACATCACGGTATTTGATGGACAACTGAATGTATTGGAGGTTCCTTGTGGGGCTTCCTTAAACGATATTCTAGCCTTGCTTGAGGCGTATACTACCAACATGGTCAATGAACTAAGTGGAATGGTTAGTGTTGTAATCACTACACCTAATCCAATTGGTCTTGCTGCTGGTACGTATTCTATTCAGCAGGTAATTAATGCTATCCTTACTGCATTAACCAACATCGAAGGAGACATCACTACTTTAAGTCAGCAACAAGTTTATGTTGACGTAACTAAGACAGGTGCAAATACATTGTTGGCTACACCATCAGGAGGCATTGCCCCATATACTTATCAGTGGTTTATTCAGGATTCTAGAGCTCAAATTACTATTTCTGGATCATCTACTAGTTCATCTGTCAGTCTTTTAGGTACTAATCCTGACATCAGTGATGCTTTGATTAAAGTTAGAGTTACTGATGCTAATGGAAGAAGAGCAAACGACTGCTATTATTTACGAATTACTACTTAAAAATTAAAAAATGTATACTGTTGAAAATTCAAATGGTCAGCTTAAATTAAGTTACTCAAACTTAATTGAGGTTTATCAATTTCCGACTTTTAAAAGTGTTTCTTATGCTTTTGATACCGTCAGAAGTAATTACTATGTTTCTATTAACTTCATAGCTAACGATAAGAATAACTCTTTACGTTTATATTTAGTTGATATTACCAATCAACCTACTTGGACTGACGATGCTGCTGGAGCAAAGAATGCTGTTGGAGATATTTCTGCTTGGATCTCTAGTTCTATCATTCCGTCAGGAGCAGGGGTTGCTGTAAAGTCTGATTTGCTAAGAGTTTCTGCAAGCACAGGAACAATCGTTCAGGCACCTAGAAGCATTTCTTTTGCTAGCGTGGGAACTGGTAATGCAACTGTATCTGCTGATGCTGGAGTTACATTTGTTACTTTAAAGCCAGGAGAAACTATTTCATATGATGCTGCTGGATTAAATAATTTCTTTGCTGCATCTACTTTCCGCTACAATACAACTACAGCTGGCGCTGAATTATTGATTATCTACACATATTAATTTATGGGTACTGATATTAATTTTAAAAATCACTTAGGCAGGACTTATGGCACTCGCATAGGTCTTCCTGCTTTTGACCCTGCTGCTCAAGCATACTTTGCGGCAACGGGCATCACAGGAGCAACACAACAGGCAGCGATTGACAACCTTGTCAAAGGCCTCAAGACCGATGGCATTTGGACTAAAATGAAAGCGGTTTATCCGTTTGTTACTGACAATAGGAATTTGTTTAGCTATACTGAAAATTTTACAAATGGGGTGTGGACTAACACTGGTTCTATAGTAACCGTAAATACAACGACTGCTCCTAACGGAACTTTAACTGCTGATACCATTAAAGAAGACTCAAGCACAGCACAGCATAGAACCTATCAATTTTTTAATGCAACATCTGGTACATCATATACAGCATCAATTTTCTGCAAACCTGGAGTAGGAACTCGCAATATTGCTATATTATTTGGTTGTGGATTTGGTTCTGATAATCGTATAGTTTTCAATGTAAATAATGGAACAATTGTATTATCAGCTGGTGCATCTGGAACAATTACAGACGCAGGTAATGGGTGGTATCGTTGTACAGCAAGCGCAACAGCAAGCGCAACAGTTTCTTCTTGCTTACAATATCAATTAAGAGACGGTACAACTGAAATATATACAGGGGATAATACAAGTAGTTTAATTATTTGGGGAGCTCAAGTAGAGCAATCATCAACTCCTACAACCTACCAACCAATCGCAACTACACAGCAAGCATACATCGCATCACAATTCAAATACAACCTTGTCAATCCTGTTGACTCAGACGCTGCTTTCCGATTAGTATTCAACGGAGGATGGACACATTCAAGTAATGGTGCTACTCCTAATGGAACTAATGGATATGCTGATACGAAGTTCATTCCCACAACAAATTTTAATTCTTTAAATGATAAATGTTTTGGACTATATGTCGGAACAAATACAAATAACGGAGTTGAAATGGGTGCTTTATCAGGTGGTTACGTTGGCGACCAAATTGTAGCAAGAAATACAAATTTAGCTGCTTCTTCTAATTCTAATTTAGACCCTTCAACATCTGCGAGCACAGATAGTAGAGGATTTTGGTTATCAACTCGTTCATCTTCATTAAGTGGAAAATATTATAAAAACTCAACAAGTATAATAACTCTTGGCGCATCTGTTTCTCAATATAACAATTCAATGTTTTTAGGAGCAAGAAGATTAACAACTTCCGCTGAAGTATTTAGCGACAAAAGATTTCAATTGGCTTTAATGGGAGATGGCCTTACCGACACCGAAGCAGCTAACCTATACACAAGAGTTCAAGCATACCAAACCGCACTTGCTCGCCAAATTTAGGATATATGCTTACATTGTTGTATATTTGTCTTATGGGAAGATGGAACAATTTAAAGCCATTGGATGCTGAATATATAGTAGGCAACTATGGTAAGAAGACAGTACAACAAATTGCAACTGATTTAAATGCAACTACTGACAGGGTTAGGAAAGTATTGAAAATGCAGGGAGTTCAAATGATGGGTAAATCTGCATTGTATGCAAGTATCAAAGAACTTAAGTTTGATTATGAAGATGCATTGTGTGAAGACTACAAAAATGGAGCAACACAAACTGAACTAGCAAAGAAGTACAAAATAGGAGCGGAGAAAGTTAGACTATTAATTGAGAGAAACAATATTAAAAGACTTGAAGGTAAGAGCGCAATGATGTCAAAAGTATGGGCATCTGGTAAGCGTCAACCAAGAAATTGCAATAAAGGTGGCACTAAAGATATTCATAATTCACTATTTGGAAGATGGAAAGCAGGTGCTAAATCAAGAGATTATCCATTTACAGTAAGCATTGGATATTTGCAAACATTATTGGAGGAGCAAGATTTTAAATGCTCATACACAAACACTCAAATGTTATGTCCAAAAACTTACAATGAGAAGCGTGAAATGACCTCAAGTCCTTATTTAGTATCTTTGGATAGAATTGATAATGAATTAGGTTATGTTGAAGGAAACGTACAATTTGTGTGCGTATGGGCAAACAAAGCAAGAGGAGCTTACAAAGATGAGCTATTTAGAGATATATTAAAGAAATTTAAAGAACAAGTATAATGAAATTATCAGACATCACAACCGAAGATATCACCACCTTGGTCGGACTATTGACTGAGGTGCAAAAAGACGAATTAGTCGGAGTATACTACTCAGATGATTCTATCTACAACCCTATAACCGATATAGACGAAAATTGGGTCATCTCAACTGAGGAAATGATTTACACAACAAATCCTGATACGTTGTGGGTTAAAGACCTTGAGTTGATTCCGTATATTGCTAAACCAACACCATCTCCATTCTAATGAATACACTTAACCTAACCACCAAAAGAGGAGATACATTTGCTGAAGTTCCATTTCAGATCAATGTAAACACTGTTCCACTAAATCTAGCAGGAGCATTAATTCGTATGCAGTTACGTACTGACTATGGTGGACAGGTATACTTAGAATTCACTTCTGTAGATAACAATGGTATCACTATTACCAATCCTGCTAACGGTGAATTCAAGATTAATCAAACCATCATTGATCTAGAGGCTAAATCTTACAAATACGATATTGAGATAACTTTGTCAAACGGGGAAGTAAATACCTGGATACAAGGTACGTTTAATGTGGTAAATGATGTTACAAGATGAGTGTAGATATTAGTGTTTCAATTACAGAGGATCAGGTAGACATCATTGCTACTCCTACGGTAAACATTGTCAATGTAACTAACTCGGCTTCTATTGATCCGGGTCTATATGACTTATCAGAGTTTACCAATACTAGTGGTAACCCATTTGTTAGAACAAGTGGTTTATCTTCTTATGTACCATCTACTCGATCAATATTAACAACTTCTCCATTAGTTGGTGGAGGGGATTTATCAGCAAATAGAACAATTAGCATTCCTCAGGCTACATCGTCTGTAAATGGATTTCTAAGTTCTACTGACTGGACTACTTTTAACAATAAGCAAAACGCTTTAGGATTCACTCCGGTTCCCGAAACACGAACTCTTACTATTAACGGACTTGCTCAAGACTTGTCGACAGACAGATCTTGGACGATAAGCACAGGCTTAACAGTCGGCACTACACCGATAGCCTCGGGTACAATAGGACGTGTATTGTTTGAGGGTACGGGGAACGTGTTGCAGCAGTCGGCAAACCTTTTTTGGGATAACACCAATTTGAGGTTGGGTATTAATGGCACACCGACAAGTCCGTTGGAGATTTTTTACAATCCTACGGGAATTAGCAACACTATTGGTTTAACATTAAACTCAGGAAGCACAGGCAGTACGTTAAAAGCTATAAGATTTACCGCAGGGACTTTTGGTGAATTGGGTACATTTGGTGTAAACACGGGTTCAGGTGAATTTAGATGGGCAACAAGTGCCTCATACTTTCCCACTATTTACTCAAATGGTGCGGAGCGTTTACGAATACCTACAACAGGCAACGTCCTAATAAACACAACAACCGATGCTGGCTTCAAGTTAGATGTCAATGGTACTGCGAGGGTGAGTGGTACAGCAAGAATAGAAAGTAGCTTAACTGCTTTATCATCTGCAACTATTGGGGGTACAACTTTAGCAGCAAACGCAATTTTTCAAGTTAATGGCTCAGGAAAATACGTCAACTATAATTCGTCTTTTTCTTCAGGAAGTTTTTTAACTTACCAAGCATATGGAACTTGGGATGCTATCGGAGCAGATTCTCCTGCTGGGACAATATTAGCATTCGGTGGTTATCGTGCTTCACAATGGACAGGAATGACTTTCCACTCGAATGGCTCTGAACGGATGCGCATTTTCTCCACAGGTAACGTAGGCATCAACACCACCACAGACGCAGGCTTTAGACTTGACGTTAACGGGACTGCGATTGT